ATGATACATGAAAAAATAGTGAATTAAGTGTATACTTTATTCAAAATTCTTATACCAGATTTTTTGTAAAAAAGTGTAGGTTTTCTAATACTCCCACAATCTGGTACTTAACGCAAACATAACCTATGTTAAAAAACTAGTTGACAGCATTGTTTTTTTATCTTATCTTAAGATGTTACATCTTGTGGAATAATTTTAATCTATGAAGAAAGGGAAACCCTTTCTTCACGAACAATCAGCACTATTCAGCGTCAGTGGTGTCGCTTTTGGTGAACAAACCGGTTACGGCCGGGATTAAGACATGTTCTACAGCCAACGTGACTATAGAACCTGCTACAGCAATAGCCCCTGCCTTTACGCCAGGTTTACTGGCTACTGCATTAGCTTTAGCTTTTATTGTACCAAGAATTGACGATTTTGCTGTTTTTGCTGTTTTTGCTGTTTTTTCTTTTTCGGACATAGGAATACTCCTTTGTTAAAAGTGAAAGTCAATTGACATTATTGTTCAAAATTCTTATACCACAAAATTTATAAAAAAGGTAAGGAAATGATCCAACATGAAATAGCAGGTAAAGTTATATCTAAGGTAACGCCAAGTGTACCTTTTTTATCCCATCAGGATAGACGACGTAAATCGACGAGAGCTAAACATTTAGCTAGTCTGGGGTTAGTGACTGCAGCTGGGGTAGTTACCAATTTTGTACCTGGTGTTCCATTCCAAGCTGGTGTGGCTGGTGCAATCGCGCCTAAGAAACGCAAAGCTAAAGCAGCAACAAAGACTTTAGTTTATGGTAATTGGGGATCTTTGCCCGGAGCCGCAGTTGGGACTCATCTTATAGCTAGATCGCAGGGCGGCTATCGTCAAAGTTATAAACGTTTAAAACAATTCGTAGGAAGTAAACACAGGCTTGATCCAAAGAAAGGTTGGTTATCTCGATTAGGTTACTCAATTCAAAAAAGAACAGGCTTGCCATTAGGTCATACACGCAAAGCTATAGCTACTTTCGGTAAATTGAAGAAACCATTTGCCGGAGCATTCTTATCATCAGCTGTACTCGGAGCAGTCGGTGGGACCTACGGTTATCATAAAGCTGTTACTTCGCCAAAGAAGTTAAGAAAAAGTTAATATAGGATATATGTTATGAAGAAATTTGTCGACGTCGATTTAAATAAAGTAGCTGTATTAACAGTTAGCAAAGCTCAAAAAGCTCTAAGTAGGATATTAAGAAAGAAAGGTATGGGGTACTTCCAAGCCAGGAGCCTCGCTCGGGGCGGCGCAGAACTTTCTTTTAAACGTGGTGGGGAGAAAGGTCTAAAACGTTTTGTTGCTGGAGTTTCGAAGGGAATTCAAAAGAAGCCCCCTAAACATTATAAAACTCTTCCTAAAAACCAGCGCGCGTACCAATTCCAAGCTGATTGGGAACGCGGACATCGTGCTATCTATAAAAAGAAAAGGCTTCCAACTGAAGTTGTTCCGCTGAAGAAGAAATTGTTGGCTGCCGGATCTCTTGCCGCGACTGCTGGAAGTTTATACATTTTATCTTCTGGAGGTAAAGGTAAGAAACCAAGGAAACCTAGGAGAGAAGAATCTTATTCGTCTTACCCAATCTACCAAGGTCAGCGTACCAATCAACAATATATCAGAACAAAACTTAGAGAAATGTAATCAAGTTTAACCATATAACTAAACTAAGGAATCGTTATGACAAAAGAAAGTAAAGCAGTAAAAGTATTTAACAAGGCAGCATGCGACGCAGCGTGCGAACCCTGCCGATCAATTGATACATCAACAGTAGATTCACTAGTCCCTTCGTATAAAAAAGATAAGGTTATCTTAGCCTTAGCGGAAAAAGTAAGATCTATGCGAGATAATCTTCAATCAGTCAGAGACCATAGAGACAGATTAATTAGGGAAAAAGAAGATAATTCTAAGGTTACCAGGGCTTTACCTATTATTTTAGATGCTATCCGAATTAACAATATCTAGAGGTAAAAGTAAATGACGAAAGCTGAAGCAACATTCGAGAAATATGCATTGCGTTTTCCGGAAGTTCCTAAACTTAAAAACTTCATTGTTAAATTAAAGGGAGTTAAGGCACCTAAAGCAGAGAAGTTGAAATATAACCCTTCCGGAGAAAGGGATAAAAAGATTAACTTAATGGAAGGTTTTATCCCCGGAGCCCTTGCTACTGGAGTGTCTACAGGTTCAATGTATCCAATTGATACCTTACAAATGCGATCTCAAAGTGGATTAAAAAGGCCGGAAAACGTGGGGGAATACTATAAAGGCATAAAGATGAAACTTGTTAAAGCTATTCCTGCCGGTGCCATTGCGTTTGGACTAACCCCTATTTTTAAAAAGATGTTAACGAGAAGATAAAATTGAGGTAATCATGGCTAAATATTTCAACGTAGGAAGCATCGAAAAAGCCGCTTATAGAAAAAGTGTCATAGATGTCATGAGACGATCTATGAATATAATAAGAGGTTCACAGAAAGTTAAAGAACCGGTCACAGCGGTTGTTAAAGGAACAAGTACTGCTGTAACAACTACTAAACGTAAGAGAGATTATACCAAAGCTAAGCAAGTGGCTAAAGCTTTCGGCTTAGTAGGAGGTGGAGCACTTATAGGAGCAGGATTAGACTCTGATTAATTATGGCATTAGGAATACCCGACATAACCAAAGCTGAGAAAGTTCCTAAAGGTAACTATGAGGCTTGGACCTTTAATATTCAGCGACATACCGCAAAGCGTGCGGGAGATCACTTTGATTTCAGACTTTCTCCTCCAGGCAGCGGCAAAGCTTATTCATGGGCTAGTCGCAACCCTCTTCCCAATCCGGGCGGGAAGATTATGTTGGTTGAACAGCCTACTCATGAATCATCATACCTAGGTTTCTCTGGTAAAATTCCAAAGGGTGAATATGGAGCAGGTGATGTTACTTCAATTTTGCTTGACAAAGTGGAAGTTCTAGAGTCTTCGCCTGACCGGATTACTTTTAATATATACTCTGGCAACGATGTCCAGAGATTTATTCTGAAGCGCACTTCCGGAAGCGGTAAAGGAGCTCAGTGGTTACTTTATAATCATAGTGTCACCACTGATAGCAAAGTTAATGCACTAATCCCCGATTATAAACCGGGTTACAAGGAAGTACCATATAAAGATGTAAGCATTACCCGTAAGACAGAAATTTTAGCTCCAAAACTTGACGGGGCCCATAACACAATTCTACTGCGTCCGGATAAGCGTATCGATGTATACTCGTACCGGCTGAGAAAGAATAGGCCAACTCGTATTGATCATAGCTTCAAAACTGACTTATATAAACAGCGCGCGCCAAAAGCCTTAGGTACTACTGTGGTAAGGGCAGAATTATACCTGCCTAAAGCGATATCTCCTTTGGCGGAAACTGGTACATCGGAAACAGTTTCTGGCATTTTAAACAGTAATACCTGGAAAGCGAGGGAAAAGTTAAGAACACTGAATGCTAAACTTAAGCCGATAATCTTTGATGTAGTGCGTTACAAAGGTAAACTAGTAGAAGATGCTCCATATGCACGAAAACTTGAAATACTAAAAGAAGTAGCTGAAGCTATTCCAGAACTTTCACTACCCGAGTTAGCAATAACTCCAAAGGATAAATTAAAACTTTTGGATAAAATCAAGTCTGGAAAACATTCAGAGACAGATGAGGGAGTCGTAGTTTACGATTTACTAAAAAGCAAACCTATAAAAGCCAAGATTAAATCTGACATTGACCTGTTAATAACCGGGGTATTTCCTGCAGCGCCTGGTAGTAAATATGAACATAACTCTATAGGCGGATTCACAGCTGTAGCAGAAGGCGGAGGAACTAATGCAGTACCTATTAGAGTAGGGTCAGGACTCTCTGATGAACTCCGTAGAGCCGCATATCTTAATCCAAATGCATTCATCGGCAACTGGATTAAAGTAGAAGGTGGACGCATGTATACGTCAGGAAAAATAAGAACGCCAATATTTAAAGGATTCCGAACAGATAAATATAGAAATATTTAGCGAAAGTAGTAATTTATGAAAGTAGAAGAACACCAACAACGTGTATTAAAAAAGTTAGAGCGTACACCAAAACTCCTTGTTTATCATGGAACAGGCTCTGGGAAAACTTTAACAACTCTTCTTGCAGCTAAGAAAGAAAAAGCTCCTCTTACGGTTATCGGTCCAGCAGCGCTTAAACATAACTTCCCGAAAGAGAGAGTTAAACATCGTTTATCTTCTCTGAAGATAAACTACCATTCGTATGCTAAACCGCCGGATCTTACAGACCCTGAAACGGTTGCCCGAATATCTAAAAGTATCGTAGCTTTCGACGAAGCCCACCGCATGGGCAGAATTGAATCTAAGAGAAGCCGGTATCCAGAACTTTATAGAGGAAAGAAAGAACTCTATCTAACAGCTACTCCAATCAGGAATACCCCTGATGAACTTATTCCGATTCTTAGAGGGTTAGATATAAACGTCCCTAGAGATAGGTCTCTATTTAATAAAATTTTCGTTAGAGAAGCTAAGATTAAACCGGGTATTATAGGTCGTTTGCGTGGCATTAAACCTGGAGTGAAAAAGATTCCAAAAAATTTAGAACCATTAAGACAAGCCTTAAAAGGCAAAGTAGATTACCATGCTCCTTCTAAGAAGGGTTACCCTACTGTAGAAGAAGAAGTTATTAAAACTGATATGTCAAAGAGACAAATGGCTACTTATCGTATGGCTCTCAAAGGTAAACCTAATCTTGCTTATAAAGTTAAGCATGGTATCCCGCCTAGTAAATCTGAAGCAGGTGCTATGAATGCTTTTTTATCTGCCAGTAGACAAATTAGCAATACTCCTGCGGCTTTCAATCTTTCAGCTGATACTAAAGATTCACCAAAGATTATGAAAGCTGTTAAGGAGATAAAGAAACACCATGCATCGGATCCAAATTACAGAGGTGTAACTTACTCTACATTTTTAGGTAGTGGAGTCGACGCAGTTGAAGGTGAGCTTAAGCGTTTACGAATTCCATACGCCCGGTTCACTGGCCAAACATCTAAAGAGCAGCGTAAAGCAATTATTAAGGCTTACAATACCGGTCGAGTCAAACACTTGCTCATATCGGGGTCAGGGGCCGAAGGATTAGATCTAAAAGGGACCAAATTGATGCAAATGTTAGAGCCTTATTGGAATGAGCCCAGGCTGCAACAAGTTAAAGGAAGAGCTATTAGGTTCAAAAGTCATACTCATCTCCCAAAAGGAGAACAGAAAGTAAAGGTACAGAAGTTTATCTCGACTGTTCCTAAATCACTTTTGAATAAATTGAAGATTTCTAAGAAAAAGCTTTCAACAGATGAATATATCTCTATGCTTGCGAAGAACAAACGTGAGTTGGTTCAACCATTCCTGGGTGTTTTAAAAACAGCTAAATTAGAGGTAAAGTCAATGGAAAAATATTTTAAAAAAGAAGCAGGTGCTGAGAAGTTTTTTATTCCAGGCGGAGCAGTTGCAGGTGGAGCTATCGGAGGCATTGCTGGTTATAGAGGTTCTACTGTTAAGAAAAAATCCAGGAAAGAAAAGATTAAAAAAGCAGTTCCTATAGCACTTGGCGGAGCTGTCATAGGCGGACTCGCCGGTTTGAGAGCTAGAGATGTCTACAGAGCTGTAAAATCTAGTAAAGAACGGTTTTCTAGTGCTGGTAGTGCTGGATGGGGCGGAGGTAGCTTCGGGGGTGATATGATACCTGGAAGAAAAGCCAAAGAAGCTTACAAATTTTTTGGGTTGAAAAGAAGTCCAAAAACAAAGAAAACTGACGTAAAAGAAGCATGGAGGAACTTTATGCGTGAGCACCATCCTGATAAAGTTGGTGATGACCCGGTAAGAACACGCCGTGCAAAAGAAGCAACTCAGCATTGGCATGAGATAAGTCGGAAAGATAAAGATTTCTTTGATAAGCTTGGTAACTTTTTTGTTAAATTATCAGCCAGATTCACTTATACAACTGATCAAAAATTAACTACCGGTGATGAACCAGCAGTACATGGAAGCTCGCCAGATGAAGTTATAAAGAAATGCAGAAAATTAGGCATCGACCATAAGATATCAAGAATTGTTAAAGTCGCTGAGACTACTCCAGCTTATAAGAAAACAAAGAATACTCCAACAACTCAGGCGATCATAGCTCTCGGTGAAGAATGGATTAACCGCGTTCCACCCAAAGGAGTAATCAAGGAAGTAAAGAAAACCACGTTTAATAAAATAGCTTTTAGACTTGGGCGTAGTTTGGAGAGTTCAGCTACGCGTTTCATCAGAAAAATGTATAAAAAACCTACTGAAGAAATAAAAAAGTTTAGATCATTCCAGGAATTGGGTAAAGCAGATGTATACCCTATCCATGAAGTACGTGCAAAAGTATTCGAAACCTATTCAAGCGGTCCTAAAGGAATGTTGGCTCAATTACATGCTTTGACGAAACAAGTCCCAACTAAGAACATACCACGTAAAGCCAAACATTTAGTGTTTACTCATGAGCCAAGCGGACAAACAGCTATATTTAGAAGAGCTTCGGCTGATATAATAAAAAGTAAAAAAGACAAGAAGTTAAAAAAGGCGGATGCATTCCATCTAGTGACTATTCTTCCACACAAAAAGAAAGTTGGACCGGGGTATTGGGATCTAGAACATCAAAAATTTGTAGAAAGCATTAAAGGATATTATGGAAATAAATTAGAGTTTTTTCCAGGCGAAACTAAGATTACTGGGGACTTAAGATATATGAAGAAAAAACAAGTTATGGAAAGAATACAAACACCAATGGCAAAAGCGGCCATGAAATTTATACATTAATTTGAGGAAATATTATGACAAACATATGGGATTCATTTCAACGTTTTATAGATAAATTACTTGTTAATCTATCTTCCAGGGAATTTCAAGTATTTAGTACAGCTACTTTTTTACTTTGGAAAGGAACACTTGATATAAGTAATTGGGTAATAATAGCATGTGCTTATATGGGATTTAGGTTCTTTCAGAAAGTTAAAGAAAAAGAAATTGAAGCAAAGAACGAGAATAGCAAAAATCCAGTAAGCATTTAAATAACAAGGAACAAAAAGTAAGGAAAGTGGTATAACCATTAATTATGAATATAATTATAGAACATTCAGGTACTGAAGACCATCTACAGTTAGTAGAGGGTCTTCGTAACCTCCTAGAAGACGAGCTTGGACATGATTCGGAAGAAGCCATAAAAAATATAGAACCGGCTGTTACATTATATGATCAGAAAAGGCGTACTATCGGAGTTTTTACAAAATTGCCCACCGTCCAGGAACTGGCCTTTTATATTAATATAAGTGGAGATAATTAAATGAATGACAAAAATATATTTGATACAGAGAAAGTATTAGATAAATTAGTAACTGATGCTGATCATGAGCAGCTATTTACACAACTGGTAAAAGAAGGCTCCTTTACTAAGTTTGCACAATTAGAGAATAAAGTAAATGAAGTATTTGGTGACAAACTGGATACAAATCTTGAGAAATTCGCTAATAAGCTTTCTCTTGATCGCAGAAGATTAAAAGAATTATTCACCAATACAACCAGTAAATAAAATAAGAAACAAAAAATAAACAAAAAATAAACAAAAAATAAACAAAAAATAAACGATGGCTTTAATTAAAACAAAAAATATTAAATGCCCTTTTTGTGGCGGACATTCAGCTAGGATTAGACGAGTTAGCAGTTCAACTACTAACTATAAACAAAGGCGCATATTTACTTGTCAGGCTTGTAAATCAGCCAGGAAGGTATAAAGATGAAATTACCTTATATAAAATTTATAGAAACCTTGATTATTGGAAGACTTACTCCTGCTGCTGTTCAGAGACAGCTATTAGAAGTAAATATTCAATTTCCTGATGTCGGTATTTCTGAAGTACACAAACAATTGGCTAAGCTTTATCCAGAACATTTCTCTAAAGAGAAACCACCGGTGACTCCGGAGATATTGGAAGAACTGAATATAGAGAAAATGTACGGTCATGTCTTTAATACATCTCTTGCCTCCGGGACAGTAGGAATAAAAGGGGCAATGGAAATAATGAATGATCCGTTGATGTATAGGCTAATAACCAGTATGGCAATAGCCAAAATCAACGATCAGGACATTGAATTAATAGTTAGCGGCAAATATAACTCTGATTATACCTTCGAAGACATCAAAGAATTCCTTCATTATTTCTTTAATTTAAAAGGTTGGAAAGTTAATGAGATAGAACAATATCGTAAGGCAGTTAAAGCAGAGAATCTCCGTTTTTATTACAAAATAGCACTTACCGGTGATAAAGATTATCTACTATGGAAACTTGGGGCTTCGCCGGATAAAGGATTCCCCGAGATGATTCGTGACGTCATGGTTGATTCTTACTATAACTTCAAAGACAAGTCTAAACATAATTCAGAAGATGCACAGCGCTGGGGAAGCCTTATGGTTAAGCTCAGCGATAGACTCGAGAAGCTAGAGAAAGAGACCGGGAAGAAAACTAGCCTTTTCGATGAAATAATCTTTAAAATTAAAGCTGAACGTTCGGACGTAGAGTCGCCTGTTCATATATCAACAGTGGTTAAAGATGAACCCAAAAAAGATAATTAATTTACCTAACGCTCTTCTGGCTTTAGGTGGTACTGCTGCTGGAGTATTTATACATTCCGGTATAAAGTCTTCTCGTCTTCCAGTATTTAAATCGCAAAAGGAGATGGAGGATGCTTTTACTAAGAAGGAACCTCTTATTGATCCAAAAGTAGAACTTCGCAAAGCTTATTTACGTAAAGCTATCAGAGAAAAAGTCCCTGTTACCTACATCTCGAATGTTAAAGAATTCCCAAAAGGAGAGTTTAGTAAATCAGAACTTAAAGAATTAGCTGAAGCTACACAAACTGGTCATAATATATACCAGGTGCACCGAAAAGGTCATGACTATATAGTAGGTCCGCCAAGAATTAACAAGAATGTATTTTTACACGAAGTTGGTCATACTCTCCAAACAAAACCCGATGAATTATCTGGTTGGCCTAGAATAAAAGGAAGATTAAGTCATGCATTTAAGCCAACAAAACTTGAGCGCGATGCGTGGGAATTTGCAGAAAAACATACTAAGTTAACTGATGAAGACAGGAAAGCATTAAATTCCTATCTTCAAGCTGAATATGGTATGAAAGCATTCGCATCAGGTCTTGTAGCGTACCCATTACTTTATATAGGAACTAAAATGAAGTTAGAAAAAAATGCTGGAATACTTGACAAACCACAAGATGTCCTTTCACCTGATATCTGGCTAAGCGCAGAAGATAAAACTCTTCCTTATTTACGTCCGGAGATTCGTGAACAAGTTCTAACCAATTTATACAAATTTGTTCCTGAAGCATCAGTTAAAGAAGTAGTTATTCTTGGTTCTATCACTGGGTACAAATATACAGAAACATCAGACATTGATGTGAATGCTCTAGTTGACCCGTACTTAGATGAATACCATTCAAAGAGGAGGGCATTTAATGAAATACCAGCTTATGGTACACGGCATCCTGTGAATTACATGATACAAGCATTGCCTAAAAGGCGAAAAAGAAATCCATGGCAGGATTCATTTTTTGGAGTTTATAGTGTATTAAAGGATACGTGGATATCACCACCGCCTCCTAGAAAGGTTTTTCGCGAACCTGGCCATGAATACAATCTCCAATTACAGATTGCAAAACATATTGCTTCTAATTTTGAACGATTACTTCTGGCATTTCGCACTGACTTTAAAGAGTTGATTAGGTTGAAAAACTTTGCAAAATTTACATATACATCCGAAAAGAAACTGGCTATTGACAGAAAAGAAAAAGAATTGAAGGAAGACATAAAAGAATTATTGGAACTTTCGCATCATATAGAGTCTCAGAGAAAATTTGAGTATCGCTATGGTTGGGGAATTCCTAGAAAGTCATTTCGTAATATCGTTTATAAACTTGTGGAACATGGCCCATACGGTCGTGAGTTTCATATCTTACAAAGAATAAAATTAGGACAGAAGTCTATATTCGGTAGTAGGGATATGCTACGGGTTACGAAATAAAATTAACCAAATATTGTTATGACTAACGCAGTAGTAGAAGTACAGAATAACAACATCAATGTAGCTTTAAAAAAATTCAAGAAAAAGATTGAACGCATTGGTTTAATGGATGAACTCAAAAGGCGCTCTTACCATATGAAGCCATCAGATGCAAGAAAGGAAAAAAGTAGAAGAGCCGTGAGTAGGAGAAAAGGCGAGAGACTTAGAGACCTCAGGGAAAAGACAAAAAGAGATGAATATGATCTATCTGAAATGAATCTACAAGGTTTTCTTAAATGAGTAAAACGAAACAAACTATAGAATTAAGTAGGAGTAACTTTGCTGAGGAGTTTTTGTATTTGAAGGGGCAGCCATTCTCCCTTGACCACTATCCATTTTTAAGAACTGTATATGATCGTCCTTTAGAAAAAGATTTAGTATTAAAGTTCTCGAGGCAATGCGTTCTAGATGAACAAATAATCCATCTCGCTGATGGAAGTCCAAAGTTAGCTAAAGATTTATTTCCAGGGGATCCTATTATTGGGTTTGACACAGTAATAGCAAAAAATGTGTTAGATCGAGTTAAAAATGTTTGGGATAATGGAATACAGCCTGTTTATGAAATTACTACCAGAACAGGTAGATGCGTTAAGGTAACTGATAATCATCCATTTCGAAAAATTGATCGTTGGATCGAAGCACAAGACTTAATCCCTGGCGATCTTATAGCTCTTTCTAGAGATAACTCTTGTTCTCTTTCTAAAGAAAAAACTATAGAAAATTGGGAATATACTGTAGCAGCCTATCTTCTTGCTGAGGGATCTATAAGTAGTATGAGTCTTGGTTTTACTAATTGTAATAGTGATTATGTCAGCGAATTAGAAGATGCTTTAAAGAATATACATCAAGATATTACTTTAAATAAGCTTCCTGAAAAATATAAAGGACAATATAGAATAAATGGATTAGGTTCGGGTACTAAACATCCGGTTAAAGAATGGTTAATTGGGTTAGGAATGTATGGTAAAACATCTGCTTATAAATCTCATCCAGATTTTGTTTGGAACCTTACTAAAGATCAGATTTGTGATTATCTGCGTATATGGTGGAATACAGACGGTTACTGGTCAATTAATAAGATAGGATCTCACTGTGTAGGCATAGGGCTTATTTCTAAAGAACTTGTTTATGGAATACAAAGGTTATTATTGAAATTAGGAATACATTCTGTTATTAGAACAGATACTCCTGAGATATACAAAAATACCGATAAAGAAGTTTTTACATTAACTGTAGAAGGTCAATATAATATCAAATTATTTAACAAGTTAATACAGACTGATAAGGGACCAAAAAAAGTTGTTTATAATAAAGAGAGCCATAATAAACTTGTTATGGATAAACAATTTGTAAATAGTCAATTAGATACATTAGATAAAAAATATAGAAATTCAGTTCTTTATAAAACACAGAACGGTACTAGCAAAACTTACTCATTTGAAAAAGTTCATAGAATGTGTGAAGTAGCCGATCTCCCCGAATTACAAAAGATAATTGATGGAGACATCTATTTTGATAAAGTGAAATCTGTTGAGTACATAGGGGATTTATCAACCACAGCAATAGAAACAGAGCTTACTCATACTTTTCAAATTGAAGGCTTACCAAGTGCTAACACTAGTAAAAGTACAACGTTAGCAAACTTTATGATTATTGATTCGGCGATGATACCACATCTACATTCTCTTTATGTAGCGCCGACTAGTGATCAAACTAAGATTTTTTCTCATGATCGCTTTCGCCCAGTAATGGAGGGGTCGCCGCTTATATCAGAGAATTATATTGATTCGTCGGTTGTCCAAAATGTTTTTCAGAAAACTTTCCTAAACGGGAGCACGTGTTACCTAAGGTACAGCTTACTCTCGGCTGATCGTCTTAGAGGAATCTCTGCTGACATAAATATTTTTGACGAGGCACAAGATCTTAGATCTGACAATCTTCCTGTTATAAAAGAAACAATGAGCAGATCTGAGATAAAAAGAACCATTATGTCAGGCACTCCCAAAAGAACTCAAGGTACTCTAGCTGATGCCTGGAATAATTCTACTATGAATGAGTTCATTCTCAGATGTGAGGCTTGTAATCACTGGAACATCTTGGGTGAAGCCAACATAGGATTGGAAGGTGTTATTTGCGAGAGGTGCGGCGGACCAATTGATGTATCAACTGGTCAGTGGGTTAGTAATTACGGTGATAAAAACAAAATGCCTAGTACAGAAGGCTATCGAGTTTGTTTACTTCACTTTGCAAGGGCTCCGTGGGTAAATTGGCAAAAGGATGTTATTGCTAAATATGAAGGATTAAAAAAAAGCTATTTTTATAATGAAGTCCTGGCTTTGGAATATGATGAAGGGGCTTCACCGCTTACTCTTCAGGAAATTAAAAACGCTTGTGATCCTGGTAAGGTTAATGATACAACTCTTTCTTCGCTGGAGAAATCTTACATCAATGTTATGGGGATAGACTACGGCCCAATCAATTCCGAGGAAAGTCACACAGTTGTCTCCGTAGTGCAGATCAGAAATGGAATAGCACATGTGATTTATGCAAAGAAGTTTGCGGGAAAAGAGGCTGATTTTTCATTTATTCATAAAGAAGTTCCGCGTTTGATGGAACATTTCAATGTTCATGTCCTTGCCGCTGACTATGGTATGGGGGAAGCGAGTAATAGTGAGATACGATCTAAAGTAGGAGTACAAAAGGTTATTGCATTCCAACACATGCCTACGCAAAAAGAGAAGATTCGCTGGAATCCAAAGATGCCAGCTTATACGTTAAATCGTACACAGGTAATAACTGAATTTTTTTCTAGGGTAAAAAAAGGAAAAATAATCTTCCCTTGTTGGGAGGATATACAAGAACAAAAATTTCATAAAGATTTACTAAACACTCAAATGGAATTTGATGAAGGACGTAATCTTATGAAATATGTAAACATAGGTCCTGATGATTTTCTTCACGCGACTCTTTACGCTGTTATAGCACAAGACTTGTTTCAAGGAGTAGCACAATGAGTGTAAAGATTAGTGTAAAGATTAGTGCAATAAATTAAATAAAACAAATAAAAACACTTGACTTTGTAAATAGCAAGGAGTATCTTAAATTATGTTAACTGCATCTGAATTACAAAAAATTGGAGAAGAAGTATCTAGTAACTTCGTTACTAACGGTATTTCCTTAACCAGCGGTCTGAAAAAAGTAGCCAGTGATCGCGGTTTAAACAAACAACAAATATCTCGGGCTGCAGAAGTAGCTAATACAGCAACTTATCTTAAAATGATAAAGACCGCTAAGGACAAATACGTTGAATTTCCATTAGCCGATCCAGCTGCAGTATATGCAAATATTGAAGAAAGCCTGGCAAAGAAAGCTTCTGGAAATAACTCAGATTACGCTTCCCCACCATGCTCTATTAAAGATCGCAATCCATTTAAATTATTTAAAGTAGCAACAGAAGATCCGTTAGAGGAAGAAAAGAAGAAAGAAGCTATTAAGACTTCTGTAAAGAAAGAAGCTACAGTTCTTAAAGCTAAGATAGATTTCGTAACTAATCATATCCAGGAAAAGTTAGCAAATTTTGAGAAAGATTATGAAGAGTTGTTTTTTCTCACTAAACAAGCAGTACTACAGAATATACCTTTTTCTCATCCAGAAACAATTATAAAAACAGCTGGGGAAATAATCTCCGAAAGTCTAATTACAGACTTTAAGCAGAGATTGACCAGAGTAGCTCCGCATATCTCGCTGGATGATGAAAAAGTTGCACAAGTAAAAAGAGACGGAGCTCAATTAGGTATACCAGATGTACTTACTCCTGATAAAAATAGTGCCATCTATAAACTCGCGCAATCGTTACAAGATCAAATTATACACGTAGCTAAAGTTGATAATGCACTAGGTACACTAGTAAATCATCTTAGTACTTACCCGGGAAAACACCTGGACAAATACGCTATTCAAGTTGTTAGGCCGATGATTGGAGGGTTGATTAAAGCAGTAAGAAAACACCCAAAGTTATCTGCAGTAGTAGTAGTAGCTGCTGCTGCAAAAGGTAAGGGTAAGAAAGAAGGGAAATATGAACAAGGTGTTATACTTCAAAAAAGTCTATTGAAAAAAAGATCTGGAGGCACAAGATAGAAATGAACAGAAAAGAGATAGTAGAAAAAGCAACTGATAAAATCGTTAAAGAAGCAAAGTGGCCTGCATTTAAGTCACCATTTAAGATAATAGCCAAAAACATAGCTAAGGGTGTTGTAAAACCAACAAAAGATGTAGCAGAAGACGCAAAGTTAATAAAAAATATAGCGACTTCCGTAGAAGCTAACCTTAAAGCAGTATCTGCTTACAGTGCGATTACTCTTGGGGGAGGATTGTTTCTTGAGTCCCTATTAGATCAATTAACAGATTTAAAAGTAAAAAGAAAAAGTCCGATGTATTATCAACAAATGTTAGCAGCCCACCCAGAACTTAAGAAACAAAAACCGGCAGTTATTGCTAAACTTTGGGCATCACTTTATCATTTTGCACCTAGCATGGCAGCTGATCCATTAGCTGCTGGTGCATTTATAAGACAAACTCTTGTTCAGGGATATATGGAATCGGTTGGAGGCCCACCTACTGAGACGCTATCGACTCTTACTGGTATAGAAAAAGGAATGCGATCTTTAGATAAAGACCGCGGACTCTTAAAGGGGCTTATTGGTGTAACGCCAAAAAAACTTTGGGAACCAATGATGCCAGATGTAAAAGGATTTCAGGAAGCCATGTCCCCTAAAATAAAGGGAAGCAAAAAAAGATTTAAAAGCAAATTGGTATAAATACACTTATGATAGAAAAAGAAATACAATTCTTTTATGGTGATCATGATTCAGAAGTAGTTTCTTTAGTACATCCTGATCATATGTATAAAACTGCTGAATATTCACCAGAGCTAACAGAGTTTATACAAGGGCTTAAAGAAAGAGCTGACCGTACTTACGCACTAGTTAATGCCCTCTCTGCTGGAGAATATTACGGAAGTAATCGAAACGGAGATTATTTTCCCGAGAAGTCGCTCCGTGATTATCATAAGACATTCGAAGCTTTAGCTGGAATTTATAAATACCATATTAATAAGGATCCGAAGTTATCAATGGGAAAAGTTGTGTTTTCTCATTATAACCCAGAAATGCATAGGGTTGAATTAATCTTGGAATTGTTAAATGCCAAAGCTGATAAAATCATCTCTTCTTTAAATGCCGGGGAAGTAAATTTCGTTTCAATGGGATGCTTTCTAAGTGGAACAACAGTAGTAACTTCGAACTTTTCCAAAAAAAGTATTGAAGATATAATTGTTGGTGACGATGTTTTAACACATACCGGAAAAATCAGGAAAGTAACTGAACTTCATCATAGAGATTATTCTGGGAAAGTATATACCATAAACCCTGTTGGAAAATACAGGAAAGAAATTAAAGCAACTAAAGAACATCCGTGGTTAATAATCGAACCTAGTAAATTCTATACTAAAGATAAAGGATGCAGAGTTCGGCAAAAAGAATTAACTGTCGATGACGCTACTTGGAAAACTTCGGAAGAACTTACTGGTGAAGAATTACTTGTAATACCCAAACCAGTAATTGAAAACGAAATCCAAGTCTCCATTGATAAAGCAAAACTTCTTGGTTGGTACCTTGCTGAAGGTTGTACACATATAGATGATAACGGTGTAGAGTATTCTGTGAATGTCAATGACCAAATCATGCATGAAATAAATGATACCGCTGATGGTTATGATAAATTAGCTGTTAGAGTAACAAATCATAATGTAAGCAAAAAATGTAAAAGATTAACTATATACGATAACAATTTTAAAAATGAATGCCTAAAGTACTGTGGAAAATATAGTCATAAAAAAACTTTACACAAAGAAATTTTTCAATGGAACCGAGAGGCAAAGTTAAATTTTTTAGGAGCATATATTTCTGGCGATGGTTTTTATCACGAGGGTCAGGCATATATAAGTTCTTGTAATAAACAATTACTTGAGCAAATTCAATGGTTAGGATTTTCTTTAGGATTAAATTCTACTATTGGCAGAAATAATCATAAAGCAGGCAGTGGTTTTTCTAAAGAAGATACGACTGAATGGATTTTAAGATTTAGGAAAACAGCAAACACTGTTTTAAGCAATTATTGTAATAAAATACCAAATGAAGAAAGTAATGGCAGTGGAGGCAAAGGAGGTCCTTACGAGTATGATCAATTTTACCTTCTAAAAATAGAAAGTATAGAAAGCAATTATTACACAGGACCTGTATATAATTTTGAAGTAGAGGAAGACAATTCCTACATAGTAGAGAATTATGCAGTCCACAATTGCCGTGTTCCTTATGATGTGTGTTCTGTCTGCGGAAATCGAGCTAAAACTAGAGCACAGTACTGCGACCATCTTCGCAGCAGTATGGGGAAAATTTTATCAAGCGGAAAAAAAGTTTATGCTATAAATACGCAACCAAAGTTTTTTGATCTTTCAATCGTTAAAGTCCCCGCTGATCCAACGGCTAGTTTCTTAAAAGTTTTTTCTTTTAAGAAAGAGGCAATGGCAAGTGTTGAGCTGGATTTTAATCAATTAGGACAGATCGATAATAAACTCGATTTATTTGTAAACACAAAACTGGCAGAGATGCACTCACAAGCTGATATAAAGAAAGTGATACCAGCAAAGGTTGACGCAGTTTCGCAGGATCCAAAACAGTTAATATTACAATCACAGAAAAGACTAACTAATGATCAAATAACTAAGCTTTCTGAGTACCCTTTTAATGAAGTTCTTTCGACATTTCTTGGACTTAGAATTTTACCGGTTAGAGAAGATTTTCAGAAGTTAGCTCTACGTTGTAGTGGTTACCATTCAGAAGCAGACGATCTAGAGAAAGCTGGTTTTCTTTTTTCAGTATTTCCGGAAACACGCGGTGCAGAACTTGACATTTCACTAAATAATTTTTCTGAAAAAGTGGCAGAGGTTGTAGGTGATGATGCATACTACATGTCACTTGTCAAACCATTGGTAATATCAAGGATTCTAGAAAAAGTAGCTAATACGGATCCATTTTATCCAAACGATCAAAGTCAATATTATCAAAAGCCAGTGATTTTTCCTGGTGAGGTAGAAGAAAGATCATTTATTAAAAAGTTTTTGTTTTCTAAAAAGAAAGAACCTAGAAAATCGCCTTATAAAGCTCCGATAGTTCCACTTGGACTGCTTGGAGCATTATATGTAGGTTATGCGAAAACTTTAGGAAAACCGGCTACAGTAAAAAATGTTTCACAATTTAGAAATTTTATGTTACGTTATCCGTGGCTTGCTCCTGTCTTTGTAGCTGCAACTGGTAGTTTAGCGTCACTTACTGCCCAAAAAGCTACATTTGGAGATAGCCCTGTATTTGAACCGACATTCCAAAAAACTTCTGGAGCAATAGATAGATACGTGTTATCAACTATGCTTGCTGCTCCGGTTAGTTACTACACATCGGCAGTTGCCGAAGAAAAAGCTCAACGAGGAATCCCTTTGTCATCTATAGAGAACGCAATAAGAAAACACCCGATGTTTTTTTCAATTGCTGGAGGATTAGCTGGTGGAGCTACTGCTGGGACAACTGGGACAACGTTAAGAAAATACTTAGATAAGGGTAAGAAATTCTTTAAGTTATCATCCTTTATCTCAAAACTTCCATCGGACCAGCTGGACGATATATGGGAGTTAATAATTAGCAATTAGTAAGTAGCAAACCGTTAACGGAGGAATTATAATGGCACAAGGATTAAACATAGACGAGATCCTTCTAGGTCTAGACGAAGAAAAAACAGCTGAAGAAGTTTTTTCAGACAACCTAGCTAAAGACAAGAAAGACGGGAAAGCTGAAGAAACTGAAGAAAAAACAGCTGAAGAAGACGAGAAGAAAGACGAAGAAACTGAAGAAAAAACGGCTGAGGAAGATGAGAAGAAAGACGAAGAAACTGAAGAAAAAACGGCTGAGGAAGATGAGAAGAAAGACGAGAAGAAAGACGAAGAAACTGAAGAAAAAACAGCTGAAGAAAAAAAAGACTTGACAACTGATGAAGAAGATAGTAGATTAAAGAAACTTGCTGCAGAAATGGTAGAAGGTGGACAAATTATGGCAAGATCTTTTGCTGCTGAATTGAACAAAATAGCAGCTGAAGATTATAATGAAGATGAAAAATCTGAGAAAGTTGCTGAAGAAAACACTGACAGTTCTGCGGCCAAAATAATAACTACATTACATAACCGTTATTTTGGAGAATAACAAATATGAGTCTAATTGACACTTATAACCAAATGGTTAAAGAAGGAGAACAAGCTGAGCAAGAAAAAACAGCTGAAGAAGTAACAGAACAAGAAGTAGAAGTTTTAGCTAAATACGCTGCTGTGGCGGACGAAATGCTTGCAGAAGATCATGGCAAAGACTACAATGAAGATGATGTCGCAGAGTTAGCAGGGTACCTTATCGATCATGACATGGAAGTTCAGGCGCAACAAGAAAAAGTTGCAGAATACGTTGAAGCTGGACAAATTATGGCAAGATCATTTTCTACAGAAATGGCTAAAATAGCTGCTGAATCAGACAAAGAATAATCAGACGGAAGACACAATGACTCCTGTATTAAAAAAACAAGCGGCAGATGCTATAAGATCTTTGCAAAAAGAGAATGGTAAGCTTCAGGGCGAAATTGATAACCTCAATGCTCGCACTGACCTTGTTTTTAAATTGTATAAACAGGGCGCAGTCTCCGCAGAAAACATAGAAACACTGCACCAGCAGCTAAAAGATAAGTCTGCAGAGGAATTATCTGTTATGGAAAAAGCTGCTGAGTTTCATGCCGTTCCGGATTCTATGGGATTTTCTTTAAGTGACAAACCACAAGATGATGGGACACTTGACCCTCTTACCAGGATGTTACTGGAAGACACGTAGAAAACGCGGAACAGGAAATAAAATATAAAACGTTAGGCTAGAGCCTAACATTAATTAATCGAGTTACTCTTATAAACGATGGAGAACAAAAAGCATGTTACGAGTTTTGACGAATTTAAATCTATTGAACCGTCAAGATTTTACTGGTAGTGCTGCTGTTATTGCATCTGGAGTTACAGGAACCTGGGTTAAACAAGAAACTGGAACAGTTGACTATGTCGACGCTTCTGGTGATTATGCCGTGGGTCCTGTGTGGACTGAGAGTTATCGTGATGGAACCGCTGGAAGTTGGAGTCCTGATGTAGGTGTTACAGGGAATCTAACTATTATTTGGGGTGATTTTAGAGCGTTAACGGATCAATTCACAGGAGCTCCTGCAGTAGGTAATGCACTTAAAGTCGAAACTGATGGAACTCTGGCTGTGGGAACAGCTAACTCAGATTACATCGTCGCGTATTGTACCAAGGCAAGTCACTCTGTTACACATTTAGGAAGTACTCACACAGTTATTGAATTCACAACTGTCTAATCTTAGGAGAATACTAGAATGGAAAATGTTTCTGCTAGTACAATTAATGAACTTTTCGTTCAGAAACTGAACTCCCCAGAAGGACTTAACAAGATAGCGCAAGAGGGATCTGCGTTTGTTCGTGTGAAACTGCGTGAAGTATCTTTCGCGAGGAAAATCGTACAACCTCAGTATGTAACGAAAGCCGACTTACAACGTTCAGTGCAACATGATGGTCTTGTAAAAATCGTGGATATCGAACCTGATAGTAAAGCCATGACAGTTAATTTCCGTGGACAACCAACTGGAAATTATATTGAAGGCGAACGCTATGAGATTCCTTTCTATATGGTGAGCTCAGAAGACTTCCAAAAAACTGAAGAAGAACTTCTTGCTTACGATATGCCTTTAACAGAGGTTATCGAAAAGAACAGCGTTCTTGATATCCAAAAAATCGAAGATGAGTCCTTCATAGCTCAGGTAGATGCAGCTATTGTTACGTCAAGCAATACATCTGCTCAGACCTATGAAACAGACACAAGTATCAAAAAATTAAGTTTTAAAGTCCTGTTTGATTTCTTGGACGGAAATGAACTTTGTTCAGATGTCATTCTAATGGATTCAACCATGTTTAACAGACTGTTCTTATGGGACGCCACAACTGTTGGTGATTCCATCGGATCTGAAACTGTTGTTAATGGATACACTTACTCTACGTTATTTGGTAGACGTCTAGTTGTATCTAATAAAGTTAACAACACAGCCGGAACAGCTCTGCTTGATGGTAAAATTTATGTATTTACACATCAAGATTTCATGGGACAATTCCTGATTTTAAATGATACTAAATTCTGGATCGAAAAGAAGAAAAATATTATCAGTTTTGCAGCTTATGAAAGTATTGGTATTGGGTTTGGTAATACAAATTCAATGGCTAATATTACATTAAGTTAAGCATTACAGATTAAGAAATTGGAAACAAACCCGGGCACAATTCGTCGTCCGGGTTTTTTTATATAGTAAATTTTAAAGTAAGTACTTGACCTGTAGCAATATCTATCTTATATTGAATAAGATAGATATTTAAATTAGGAGATAATCCATGGCAGCACCATCGGCAGCAGATATAGGAGTTGCAGCAGTACCTACCGCTCATCAAATCTACGTAGATCGTTTAAGAGCGTTTCTTGGGGATACAGCCGCATTAAATGTCTTGGAAGGTACTGAAGAAAATACAGATTTATATCTTTATCAAGCTCTCCAAGATGCAATTTGGGAAATCAATGAAGACTTTGAACCAGAAACTACTTGGAGTATTACGACTATTCCATCATGGACTGCCCTTAAGCTTGGAGCGGCTTTACAAGTCTTAACTGGTAAAGGGATCCTTTCTGCTAGAAATACGCTCACATACAATGATGCGGGCGGGGTAACTGTTAGTAACTATGATAAATATGGACGCTATGTTAATTATTATAATATTTTAGTAAATAAATATATGCGAAGTGTAACTAGCACCAAGCGCAGATATAACATTGATCAATGCTACGGTGGTGTTGAGTCTGAATACTCTTGGGAAACAGCTGGAGCTGGGACAACTAGAGCGGAGTAACTAAATAATGTTAGTACTAGATACATTAGATGTTTCAGCATTCAATATCCAGGATCCGGCGCTTACATGGACATTTGAAGCAACAGATGAAGCTTTGAGTGGATATTCACTTTCGGTTTATCGTTCTGAGTCTCCTGATGATACGCCTGATGATCTCTCAGCTTATGATCTCATAGCATCTGGGGTTTCTCCGGATGATTACGCTTATACGGATACAACTCAATCTGGTCTTTATCACCACAACCGTACATGGTTCTATCGTCTACTAATTTCCGGTATTGGTACAGCCAACACCAGTATTGCGCCGGTTACTCCGGCTTACAATAACGATACATCAACTTTTTCTGTCTGGAGAGAAATTCTTCGTAGAAAGCAATTGGTGTTGGAGCGTACAGATGATCTGTATGCATACATTGATTTACATTTAATTAAGAGAAGAACCTGGGGAACTCATTGTACCCTTTGCTGGGATACAACTCTAAATCGTGCTACCGATGGAGACTGTTCCGAATGTTATGGAACCGGGTGGACTAGTGGGTATTTTAACGCAATTTCTTTCAAAGGGATGGTCACATCTTCTCCTAAGATGAATCAAATAAATATGTTTGGCGAATGGATGCCTAGCGATGTGTTACTTTATATGTTGAATTTTCCACCATTACATTCTAAGGACATCGTAGTAGCTGGCACTGGTGATCGTTACGTAGTGGTTGGTTCTCCACGTCAAATTCGTGTAAAAAATATTATCATCGAGCAACAAGCTCAGCTAGCGCTTATCCATGCCGATGATCCAACTTATGCAGTTACAACAACTTAAACAATAAGGCAATAGAGGTAAAAAATTATGAGTATGTTACAAAATCTTGCACAAGTAGATAACGTTGAACATTTGTCTTTAGCAACTAGTGGAGCAGCTGCTGCTCAGGGAAGCTTTAGTACATTAACAGCTGCGAAAATTAGAGACGTTCTTATCCAGAACACTTCTTCATCAGCTTGCTATGTCACCTGGGGAACAAGCGCAGTAACGGCTAGCAGTTCCTCAGCTTATCTTGCGGCTAACGCTAATATTTCAATAGCTAATTGTGCTTATACGTATTTCTCAGTTATTAGAATCTCATCAGATGTTAATCTAAGAATAACTGGTAATGGGAGGACTCGTTAATGGGCTTCAATAATGGACTAATTGTAGAGCTTCCTGGAACTACTTCAGGGGGAGGGGAATGGAATGGGGATACAACACTTAATACATTTACTGACGGAGATACAACACCGGATGTAACTTCTGGTATGGTATTTGTTACGGCCAATACATCAACCACAGTTATTACTAATCTTGACCATGATGACAGTACTAAACAGATTACGATTTTAATAGGAGACGATTATACGTCTTTTGCACATGATACAGCAAAACTTTGGTTAGAAGATACGCCCAACCTCTCCACACAGTCTGGAGATACACTTAAATTTTTATTTGATGGAACACGTTGGAGACTTACTGATATATCACTAGTTTACCATTAAAATAGAGGAATAAATAGAGGAATAAATAAATGAAAAAAATAGAGGAATAAATAAATGAAAAAAATATTATATAGTATATTATTTATATTACTATTAACTGTTAATGCATTTCCTCAAAGATCCTTTGAAGATGTAGTAGTAAGAGATGACTTAACAGTTAGTGGGACAGCAACAATCGGTGATGGAACCGATACCAATCAAAATGTGTTTGAGTTTGATTTTGGTGCAAACCATCAAATACAATTAGGTTATAAAACCGATTTATTTAGTCCTGCGCTTGAAGGGTTATTAGTGGATGGGATGATATGGGGTGGTAATGGCATAGGGCATTTAGAGTATATAATGGAAGAAGGTTATTCACATTATTTTCATACATTTAGCACGAGAGATAAGAACGCTAATGTTTATTCTATTTTATTACACAACTATGATGACACTTTGGTTAATGCGAGTTTTTGGCGGTTTTTAAGTGAGGCTAATGGTGGTAGTGGTGATGATCATGATTTAGTAATTTCCAATTTTGCAGGTCCTGGTGTAGGTGGTTGGAACAGGGAAATAATAAGAGTAACACAAGCGGGCAACGTAGGCATAGGTAGCACAGCAAGTCCAGTTTCAACATTGGATGTTAATGGCGGCGTAGCCTTAAACATAACAACTCCTGACCTTGCGGGAAATTCTTATACCGTAACATCAACCGACTATACTATCTTAATAGACGATGACGATGCTGATGTAACAGGGACGGTAGTTGTAGTACTGCCGGCAATAGCCACAAATTTAGGGCGAATATTAAATATTAAGAAAATCGGGTCAAGTGAAACCGTTCAGCTTGATGGAAATGCAAGTGAAGAAATAGACGAGTCAGGGACTGTCAATATTACAACTCAATATGACAACCTAAAAATTCAGTGTGGTTCTGCTGGATGGTGGATTTTATAAAAGGAGATAAATTATGACAAATTTCAGACGTATATTTAGACAAAAAATGTTGGAAGTTATTAAATTTAGATTAAAGTTGTTGGTCGTTATTGTTACGATTATTTTATTTGTAAATTTGAATATTAATGTAGACGAGTCAATATCATCTTATCAAGGCGTTTCTATTGGTGACACTGTTTGTGTAGTCCTGGAAGCCGAGGCTTGGATAGCGGGAACTAACACACCAACGTGGGCTGCACTTGGAACTTTTACGGCAACGAAATTTTGGCAATTCGGCGCCGATGCAGATGATGATATCATCACCAGTTTTTCGATGCCAGAGTATGCTACGAGTATTGCATACTGGGAAATCGAAGCAATCGCTAATACTAACTCCGGCGATTACGATATGGAGTTTACGTGGGAAGGTTATGCTCATGATGAACCCGTTGCTGATGATCTAACCTTAGCTAACAGTGACATCATGGATGTGGACGCACCGTCAGCCAGCGGGGATAAACTCTTGCAGCGCCAGAACTTATCAGGTGGTGACCTGACATCATTATCGGCGAGTGATCTTGTCCAATGTCGCCTTAATCGTGATGCCGACGATGCTGTCAACGACGATGCAACTGGTACATTCGATTTTGTAGCATTAAAGCTTTATTTTATTAGAGGAAAATAATCACATTTTTCGAGATACGCTCTTTCTAAATAATTAATCAGGGGACATTATGAAAATTAAGAAAATCATAAAAATTACTATAATAGTACTTTTGTTTATTACAAGTTTAACCATTGCTCAAACCTATGAAGACTTTGTAACAGATTATACCGAAGTTGATCAATTGGGGGAGATCAATGTCGGTGACACTGATAATTACGACATTGTTATGACTGATTTAGGTCGTGGTTCCGTCTCTTATGTTAGAAAAAGTTTTGGAGCGGATTATTTTGGGGATTTTACCCATGAGTTTGAGGTGTTCTTTAGTGCAGATGATGCTTGTACAGTTATTGGATTCTGGGCTATAAATAATTCGTCTGATGATTTGGCTGAAATGAGTGCAGATGATGATGGTATGTGTTTAAACTATTATGACCAATGCTCTGGAACGCCAAGATTAACTTTGGTGGATTATACTAATGACAATTTAGATCAAACAGCAGAATCATATGCGTATTATCCTCCGAATATATATTATTTTACTATTACAAGAGACGGAACTTCATTAACTTGTGATATTTATTCAGATGCCAGTCGAGAAACGTTAATTGAACAACTGTCAATAACTTGTGGGACTGATACTTATGAATACTATTATCCAGTCATGACGCATCAAAGCGGATCAAATAATGATCGCGGCCTGACTTATGAAATAAGAAATGCAGAACTAACAGTAGCCGGTGGGTCGACAAAGCTAATTCCATTGGCTAAAAAATATTGGTAAAAATATGGAAATTAATCACGCAGTAACCCAAACAACAGTCCAAGAAATTTTTCAATATTGCAATGGTTGTATGTTTACAAAAGAAGGAAAGCCTTGTAATGGTAAATGTCCCTTACTACAAAGACTGTTTTACGCTAAAAATAGCTCCTTGATATTAGTTATCTTAGATCTTGAGGGTAGGGTGGAGTTGATTAATGATGTCTTAAAAGATAAACTTGATATAAAGTACCCCCAAGATATTTTGGGCACATATTGGTTGGATAATTTTATCCCCAAGGATGAACGACAAGTTGTAATGGAAATTTTTAACGAAACAGCTTCTTCCAAAAAGTCTAATTTTATCAATCATGTACGGAATCCAAATGGACTTGTGGAGATATTAGTTGCATGGGATAATTTTTCATTCAATAATAGCATATGTTGTATTGGGATGGATATAACTAATATTGAAAAACTATCAGTTAGAACATCAGATCAAACAGATATAGAATTTATGTTTACAGGATTATCGAGAAACATAAATAGATTAAAAGATGTAAGAGAGAAGTATTCGAATAATTGTATTGAGAGTCACTAGCTGGAGTAACTAAATGGAACTAAGTGCGGAGCAGTTAAAGGGAATGATGGAAGCATATGCTGAAATGACAAATCAACTAGTTGAAGTTAACAGAAATCTGGTGGATATATCTGAAAAGAACACTAGTACTACAAGAGAAATAAAAGAAGTGAATAGACACTTCTCTAACGGATTTAAGAAAGAGATTTGTGATAATATCTATAAGTCTGTTGGAGCTAAAATTAGGATGTCTACTAGGATTACAATACTTTCTATTCTAGGAATTATTTCTGGTCTTACCGCAATACTTGGTTACATAACTAATTTGGTATTTAAATATAAATTTGATGGCTTAGTTGAAGCATTAAAATAAACATCTTGACAAGTACTTATTAAACGTCTATAATATAAATGGAACTTATACCAACAGAAGAACCTTTGGCAGATTTTGATCTAAAGGAAAGAATAGTTCAAAGGAGCAAAGAAAAGATAGAAGAGAGACATAATGAGTCATCAGATATCGACCAACCAAGTATAATTCCCGTTGAAGACTACCTCTTTCCTCGCTTGGAGTTATAACTTATGGGTTACTATTTAAATACTGATAACATCTCCCTGGATATTAAATATATCTTTTTGCACTTTGCTCAAAACTATTTTGGAAATCCTAGGAGTAGGTATAGCTGGTCATCTGATGTTCGTACAACCGATATAATAATAGCTGATAAATTTGCTATCGATTTGGGTGTAGCGACACAGCGGCCCAGTGTTATTCTTTCTCGTGGAGGAATGGGCTGGACTTATACGGTAAGGGGTCAGAAAGGCATTCTTAATCCGCCTGCTGAAGCCAGTTCTGTCTGGAATTTTGGTCAACTAAACGCTGTTCCAAATGATATCGACGCGTTAAAAGGCCAACAATATACTGATTTGCTTCGCGCAAGTATCGTATACAATATAATTTCCAAACAAGGGGTCGAAGCTGATGATATAGCAAATAAACTATTTGTTGCTCTTACCGGCCATAAAGCTGATTTACGCTCTGCTGGTGTTTTTAAGATGTTATCAATGTCTATTTCAGAAGAGAGTCTTTTGCGATACAAAGGGGATGTAGAGCTTTATGGAGTAAGTCTTGGTTTATCATTTTTAACACAACCGCAACTTTTTGAGAGCAGTCGTGATCATAATCTTAGAGTTTGGGTAGACGGAGACGAGGTATATGAAAATACTCATTTCCGAGTATTGCCTTCGGGTACCCAAATAAAGTTCTTTGATGAACAAGAATCAACAGCTGTAGTAACTGCAACATTCGTAGATGCTGTGACATTGCAACTTAGAAGTTTGGTTACCCTTACTAGTTCAGATTACATCACATATACGGTTCCAAATGGTTGGGGAATCTACGGTTATTACAAAATAGTAACTACTATTATAACGGACATGTATCCGTATTATGACGATAGGGATGATACTACTACAGATTATTACACTGATCCAGTGTGGTCCGGAGTAACATATGCAATTGACGAAGGTCTCGCAAACGGGAGCGCTGTTGGCAATCCAGTGGTAGAATCTGGTACCTATTGGGCTAGAGTTCTTGCCGGAACATTTTCGGATGACACTGGCCAAGATAGAGATTACGTGTACACTATCACATCCGGTAATACTCTTGATGCTTTTGCTATAAATAGCACTACCGGGGCACTCACTGTTAATGACAGCACAGCGCTTGATTATGACACTACACCAAGCTTTACACTTACACTTCATTGTGAACCAGATACTGGAGATGAAGCTGTAGAGGACTTAACAGTAATTGTAAACTTAAACGACGTGTAAAATATTGATTAAATTAACGAATTATAATAACGAAGATGAGCTACTTGAAAAGTTAGCAATAGGCCCCGCAATACCTCTATTAAGTAATCTTGCTAAATTACTTAGAGCGACCAAAACTGGAAAGATGTTTGGAGGTATTAGACAAGCTTATCGAGGCGGTGGTCTTTCTAAAGCTTTAGCCCAAACCGCTAGATACAGAGATCCACTTTCCTATTTAGCCAAACCTCTTGCTAAGACTAGAGGAGTAGTTCCTACTGGATTATACCGTGGCAGTTCTCGACTTTTTAATCCGGGTAGAACTTTTAGAACATTTTTAGGCAATATTGCTTATAGCGGCCAAGTCTTAGGCAAAGGGGTAGCTCAAAAAGGTGTACTCGCTCCATTTCAGTTAGCTAAAAATATAGGAACATTGGCTAAACAACAACTTCGGGCAGCTCCTCTTAAAAAGGTAGATTTGACTCAAACCGCTACGAGAGGCAAATGGTTCAAACAAGGTGTTATAGATGTAGGCGGGAAGAAGTATTGGAAAAGCTGGAGTCCGTGGAGTAAGCGTAAGATCGTCGGGACAACAGGGGGAGAAGGTATTATTAAAAAAAGAGCTTTAACTAGACCTTTAGCTTATGCTACCACAGGACCAGGATTCGGAGCATTAGTGTATGCTTCAGGAGATAAAGAAAAAAGTAAAGCTCAAAGAGCTGCAGCTGGTTTAGGAGAGAGTGCTCTTTGGACAGCAGCGCCGGGATTGGCTGGTGCTTACTATTTAGCTAAAATGCCTAAGGATATAATTGGCGCGTTTAAACCAAAAAAGATAGAAGATATTAAACCATATTAACGTATAATAATATAAATTAACACCCATGAAATAAAGTGGAGGAATAAATATAATGCCTTACACAAAACCAGGAATAGAAATAACTCAAACACAAGCCAGTACAACTCCTGTACTAATTTCACCTGAATTAGAAGGAGTAGTAATTGGTCGCGGTTATCATATTCAAGATATATTCTTGGACGATTCACAATTAACTACACCTGTATATAGCGGGGTTTCTACGACATTCAATTTAAGTGATATAAATTCTAGTTACTATGATGTAACTGGTGATGAATCATTAGTTATAGTTGACCTAGTAGAGTCACCAGATGTTATAAATCATTTAGTCTACGGTACAGATTTTTCAGTAAGTAGTAATGTAGTTACGCTTTCTGGTAGTATTACTACCAATAATGCTTACATCCGTTGTGGGTTTCGTGCAAGTAAAACTACTATATCAGGATTGCAATTAATGGAATCAGCCTCTGATATAGAAAACATTATTGGATTACCGGTTACATACAATCCATTAGCTTTTGCAGCCCGTGTAGCTCAAAATCAATTTGGAGCAAAAATCTACACTTACGGTATACAAGACGATACAACTGCCGAATACGATGAAGCACTCTATGCTCTTGAATCAGAGGATGTTTATGCTCTTGCACCTCTTTCGCACCGTGTTTCTCCGACTACAATGGTTGCTCATGCGAATAGCATGTCTCTTGCAGCTAATAAGAAAGAGAGAATTATAGTTGTGAATAGACCAGTTCCATCATGGACAGGTACTGCTCATGCAGAAACAAGTTCACAGAAAGCTATTACAGCGACAGCAGTTCGTGATGCTTACCTATCTACACAAGAAAAAAGATTATTTGTTACGTTTCCGGATATGGCATACGTTGAAGAGACAAGACACATATCAACACTGTCTCCAACATTTATCGAAAATAGTTTATCAGAATTTACCACTATAACTGATAATAGCTATTACATAGCTAAGTTTGCTACAGATACAACAGTTGGAACTTATAAATATAAAGCAGGACAGAATATAACAGCTAGTATTTGGGCTGATCTGGTAACAGAAGGTTACCATGAACTTACAGTCTTAGTGCCGGTCCCTGGATTTTATTATAACGCAGCCGTAGTTGGCCAAGCAATTGGTAAAACTCCGGAACAACCTTTGACAAATTATCCGATAACTGATATAAATCGCACTTTCGGAAGCCAGGATTACTTCTCTGAAGCTCATTTAAATACTATAGCTAATGGCGGAGTTTATATCATGACTCAGCGTGCCAAAACAGCTCCGATAGTTAGTAGACACCAAATGTCAACTAATACACTTTCTATAGCTAAACGCGAGCTTTCTGTTACTACAGCTCTAGATTACACTGCTAAATATATCAGAAATACCTTAGCGCCATACATTGGAAGATACACTATTACCACGCAGTTTATAAGTATGGTTTCTACAATGATAACAGGTATTGGTGATAGTTTAAAAGAATCAGGATATATCAGAGATTTAAAAGTAAAAAAAGTAGAACAATCGGCGTTATCTCCGGATACTATACTGTGTGAAGTTGATGTAGCGGTACTGTACCCAGTTAATTACATTACGATCACGTTAGTATTCTAAATTGGAGGAATTAATTAAATGTCAATAACAAACATATTCACACAAAAATATAGTCAGTGGAAAGAGCAGTGGGAAGATTCCAGAGTACAAAAGCTAACTAGTGATACAGGTGATTTTGTATCGGCCGAGAGTACATTGATAGTTAGCGGACCACCTACTTATGCAGGGGATGAGCAAGAATTAATCCCTGTTGGATTAGTACAAAATGCGACAATTACACAGAATAAACAAATCCAACAGCTTCACGAAGTAGGCAGTAGACAGATGTTTACTGTTCCTGGAAGAACTTTTGCTTCAGTAGGTATTGCAAGAGTTCTTTTCGATGGACCATCCTTGCTGTTCGCTTTAACATCATACTATTCGGGCGCTGATGTTGTTATTCCAAATATAGCTGCAGGTGCTTCTAATACTGAAAAACCTGCTGTACCTTATCCTGAACCTTCTGCTGGAAAAACAAAAGTTACTGAATCTACTACACCAGATCAACTGGGCGCATATTGGGGTAACCTTAATGCATCAGTGTTCAATAGACCTTTGGGTCTTGGATTTATTTTTATGGATATTGATTCGACTTTCTATGGTGGAATCTATCTGGAAAAATGTTTTGTACAAAGCTACAATATGGGCATATCAGCACAGCAAACGATCTTATTGGAAAATGTACAAATACGTACAACCAATATTAGACCAATAGTTACATCTGATAATGCTTCTTCACCAAGAAGTTCATATAAAGCATCGCAAAGCTAACATAGATTTACAGCTTTAAAGCTTTAACTGATTTTTAATCTAAAAAAAAGGGTGACCGATAATTAAGTCAGTCGCCCTTTTTAAATAATATTCTCTACTGTGGTATTATATTTTCCACTAATTCTTTCAATATGTCCCCATGGCAAGCTTTCGGTGCACACCAACAACCAAGTGTACAAGCGCTATTGTTATTAATGAAAATAGCATTTTATTTTCCCTATGTTTAGGCAGGGCCAGGAGCACATTGTAATGATTACGTTTGTTCATAAAGTCTCTTATATGAACTTATCCATTATTATGCTCCTGCAGATCCCCGCTACAATTAAACTCTATTTTCCCCAGGTCCCTTCTTTGACTAATCTAGCTATAATGCCGTAAATAGTCAAATCAAGAAATGCATCTTCTACTGGTTCATTTGCGGCCTCACGGTTATGCTTGATTACCATATTTATTAGCCTTTGAACCTTATCGTTGATCCGAATTATTAAAGCTGTTAAAGAAAGCTTTTTCTCAGCCTCAGTATTTAAATTACTTCCCATCGTAATATTTCCGGGACCGTAATCCATTTGTTTCTTACAAAATAATTCGAAATCTGCAGCTTGTATCTCTTTGAATCTCTTAGTCATTGCTGGGAAGTTACTTTTGCAGTATTCGACTGGGTTAATTGTTTCTCTATCTACAGGTGTATCTTTTGCCATATTTCTTAATGGTTTATTTTAATTTCTCTAATGCACCCAATGAGTACTCACCTCAGGATTTATTTCCATAGGTATACCCGGTGCGTATGTACTAAAAGCTGTCATCATGTCTTTTCTAATCATCGTAGCTACGAGATTAGCTATTGGTGCGTGACATTCAACTAGAATTTCCATTTGTGTTACGAACTAACCGATTCCGTCAGTTCTCTTTAGATTTCTCTAAAGATCGGACTATATCATAAGCCCTACGGCCTCTAAGATCCTTCGGTATATCTTTATACCTACTCGCGTATTTTGCGATAGTCTCTGAGGATGGTATTTTATATTTGTAATCATGGTTATTAAACTTATTTAGAATATTAGCTATTGTAGGAGTGTCATACACTTTAAATTGTAAAAAGTAGCCTTTAGCTCCTTTTTGTTTATGATATGTACTATGCAACCCAAACTTAGTATTTAACAAGTTTTCGAATTGGGTAGCAAATCGTTTAGAGTATTCTTTTCCAATATATAAATTATAGTAGTTTAATGTTTTATGGAAAGAACCGTTATCAAATATTAATAAGGCGAACCCTAGCTGGTCTATCGGTCCTAATGCGCGCTCTACTTCCCAAAAACTTGATTCTTTTAATTTATTAAGAGTATCTGATTTACCTAGGGTAAACTCATAAAGTATATTTTTTCTATTAACTGATCCCCAAAGGTTAGATTTTTGTATAGTAGTTATCAGTGAATGCTTATATTCTAAATAGTTCTTTACATAACCTCCAAATTTTATTCTTAAAACTCTTTTTTGGCGCATCCAGTATGAGTCACCAGTATAAGAGCTTATTATTAATTGTTTTTCTTTTTTTGTCATTTATACCTGTCCTGCTGATTGCCCAATCCTATAAATTTTTACACTACGGTATTATAGGCTCTAAGGGTATTCCAGCATATCATCTTAGTTTAATCATGACGGTTTTCGCTATCATGAACTATATTTACAATTTTTGCGTCCCAATTGTGCTTAATTATACTTCTTCTAACCAAGCACCCAGCGTGTTTAGTTACACTGGCACCTGCTCCTTGGAATGGAATATTTTTACAGATATTCATGTAATGATTTACTACGCCAGGGTTGTCCCAATCTCCAGAGGACAAATCTCGTCTACGACCGTCTAGTGGAGAAAGAGCATACTTATTTTCTTTTCCCTTACTCATAAGTGTGTTCATACAGCTAGCTATTCCGGGGAATACCTGAAAATATTTCTTCAATAATGCTGATGCCTCTTTTATATCTATTTTGAGATTATCGGCTAAGCGTTTTGCGCCTATTCCATAAACAATTCCAAAATTTAGAGATTTAGCCGGTTGACGGTATTTAATGCCCATTTCCTTTATTAGTTTACCGTTTTTATCGAAGAAGTCTTCATATGGAATATCGTATATAATACAAGCAGAATAACAATGTAAATCTTTTCCTTCTCTTAATGCCGTCAGAAATGCTGGCTCTTGTGAAAGAAATGCTAACAGTTTCAATTCCTGTTGAGCATAGTCAGCGCAGATTATTTTTCTTGTTTTATCCGGAGCTTCGAATGGTGTTCTATACTCTTGTGCTCTTGGGATATTCGTCAGGTTAGGGTTCCTGCTCGAAAATCTGCCTGTCTCAGCACCAAGTTGTAAAAAGGTAGAGTAGATTCTACCATCTTCACGGACATGCTGATCTACAAAGGATTGCCCATATGTATCTATTTTTTTAACAGCACGTCTATAATTAAATAGTGCTTTTATTACAGGATAACTACTCTCCAGTGCTTTTAAATATTTCTCCTCAGTTGTTTTGAGAGTGAAACCACATAACTTACTCAGTATAGGCTTTATTTGTGTAACGCTTTTATAATTAATGACCGGGTCGCCGAATAGATCAATTTGACAATATTTTAAAAAGTGACTATCCAACTCTTTTTTGGCAATTTTGGCTTCTTTTTCAGCTGTTGTTTTCAATGCAAGCCATGCTTTTGTATTGATGTAGATCCCGTTAAGTTCTAAGTCACCGGTTAGTTTGGTTGACTCGTATTCAACAATTGATAACTTCCTCATGCCTCTTTCATTCAGAAGTTTCTGAATTGATTGATACGCCGGGATCAGGTATTGTACATCTTCTCCTGAATACTTGATTTGATTACTAGTAAATTCGCTACCAAATGGCAATCCTATAAATGTGGATCTTTCGTCTTTATCAAGATGAGTTCGCAAATATTTATTTGCAACATCTGCTAATCCCGCATCGATACGTTTGCCTTGAGTCAGAAGCTTTTCTCCTATATATGTACATGCAACTCTTCCAGGATTAAACCCTAAGTGATGTTTTAACATTTTATAATCAAATTTCATGTTGTGGGCTATTAATAAGCCCTTGCAGGTATTGAGGAAGGAAATTAATAGTGAGATACTTTTACCCAATTTATACACATCAAATACATACTGATGTATTTCATTACCCAATTGAATTAATAATAAGTCATTAACAGTTGGGTTTAACCCGTTTGCTTCGGTATCCAAACCTATCATATTTAGTTTATCTAAGTACTTGATAGCTTCTTTGATACCTTGTTCAGTTTTTACATATTTTATCATTCCTGTTTTTGGTTTGTAACTTGTAACTTATAACTTACAAATAGATTCTCAGTTTCTCCTGTCTGTGCTTCAATCTAAGTTTTGCGATTACCTTTTCTTTAATTTGCCTAATCCTTTCTCTTGTTAAGCTATATTTTTCACCGATTTCTTTAAGTGTATAATTTCTTACATACCCAATTCCATAATACATTTCTATTATTGTCTTTTCTCTCTCGGGAAAATCTTTTATTATGTCATTAAGCTCTTTTCGAAATTCAAGCTCGTATTCTCCAGGGCTGGAGTTAGGATTTTTGATGACGTTATTTAAATTTTTTCCATCATCAGTTTGTGGGGCGTCCAGATAAACGTAGGAGTAATTAAATTTCATATCTTTTACTATATCTGGATTCTCCAAATACTCGGAAATTTCAGCTACTGAAGGCGCTCTTCCGAGTTTTTCTGATAAGATTTCCATAGCTTTGTTTGTTTTTGCTACGTTGGTCAATTTGTTAATCGGGAGTCTAATTAATTTAGCATTTTCATGGATAGCATTCAAAATAGTTTGCCGAATCCACCAGACACCATACGTAATAAACTTGACATTTCTTTCTATATCAAATTTGTTGAAAGCTTTGACAAGACCGAAGTTCCCTTCGGCTATGAGATCTTCCAAATCTAACCCTTGACCTTGGTATCTCTTAGCTACGGTTATAACAAATTTTAGGTTACTTCTCATCAGTAGCTCGTAATTTAAAGCATTGCCACGCTTAGCTGATTTTAGTACCTCTCTTTCTCTCTTTTTAGGTAAAGGCTCAGCATCCCCAATGCTGGCTAGGTAGTCGTCTATCATTTCTCTACACTCGTTGGTTCGGTTTACCCCAAGTACTATTGGGCATTAATTCTAAGATACTTAATCGTTTCGTGTGGAATTTTAGTTTGTTACTTTTACGTTTCCACTGTGCCTCACCAAGTTTACCTTTAATTCGATTTTTTAACTCTAGTAGTTTGTGTTGTCTTCTGAAAGCTTTTTGTTGTTTATTCATTTCTGCCTCTTTAAAATTCTATTATCCTATATGCATCAGAGTTAACTCCAAAGTTACCAATACCAATTATACTCATTTCTCCCCAAGATGTTTCATAAGCGTAATGATGATGACCATGGAGATAATATTTAGGTTCTATACAATTTACAAGATATCTTAGTTTTTCTTTACCTTCTTCACGATTTGGCATAAATCCTACTGCAGCCTCATGTGTGATTAATACATCGATTGGCTCATCCTGAAATTTATTAATAAAATCTACTAATTCATCTTCTGTATAAAATCTTTTATTCCTACCTTTTAGCTTTTCCACTCCCCATTTAAATTTAACAGGTGAGTAGATTCCACCGAAGCCGGCCACAGTGATCCCATTCCCCGCTACGTGTAACGAGCGATTGTTTATACTAAATAAATTCAGTACTTCTAACGCCTTACCATTGTCGTAGTCGTCATGATTACCTTTGATATAATAAACTGGGCATGGTAATGCTTCTATGTTACCGTTTTGGTAGTCATTAATAAACTTTGCCATTTCAGCTTCGTTATGGCTCCAGGCTTTTTTATCTGCATGCGCCGCTTTAAAGTCTGTATACAGCCCCAGGTCACCTAATTGAAAAGCTAAAAGAAATTTATCTTTTTTTAGAAGACTTGCAAGGCCTGTATAGTTGCCATGCAAGTCTCCAACTATTAATATTTTACTACTCATTTGTAAATTTGTCCATTATTGCTGATGCTTTACTAACTCTATGATGAACATCTGCGTCTGGGTTAGATAGGTTATTTTTGCCTGTGAGTGCCTCATGCACTTTGGCGTCTTGATCAGCAGGAACAGGCTCCACAGAGTGTTCTTTAAATTTCTTGGATTCGTCAGCTTTTGTTTTTTTCGCTGGTTCAGCTTTTGTTTTTTTCGCTGGTTCAGCTTTTGCTTTTGTTGGCTTATCTATTTTCTTTACCCGGGGCTTTGGTTTCTTCGACATTGAAACATTTGTTACCTTCGTTATTTTTGTAGTGTGTAAATAAGATTCAATTATGTTAGCCAAGAAGTACCCAACTATATACATGCACAATAAAATAGTTACGTTGTGTGCCGCTTGTGTAAAAGGAATAAACTCTTGGTATGCCCACATACTAAATATAAGCATTGCAAGTAATAAAAGTATTAATACCAATATTCCTTTATCACTTAGTAGTTTGTTTATGTTTAATTTTTCCATTCTTATCGTATATTTCTCCGGTTGTTTTGTTAACGTACTGTCCAGTTCTTGCTACTTCCTCGCAGACAATACATTTATGTCCTGGTCTATTATTACTACATTTTTTCGGGTTTTCCCAGTTATGGTAAATAGAATCCCAACGCTCATCAGATACATCCATATTGCTTTGTATATTCCAAATTTCTTTAAAATCTCTTGATTGTCTCCTCATTTGCCTTGGCGGTTTTCCGGCTTGTTGACCAAGCGTGTTTACATTAGCCATATAATCTCACATCCTCTATTGGTACGTTCTCATTTCTGGCCCAATTTAATAACATCTGTGAGCCAATAGCTGCTACTATTTTGTTACCTTGTTGAATGATCCCTTGCTCTAATTCATATTCGAGTTGGCAACTTTTGTCTTCGCCATCTTCTTTAGGAAGAGTGGCTAACATCTTTTTAAGAGTATTTTTCTTATTCTTTGAATAGAAAGCGATTCCTTTTCCTTCAGATCTTAAATCAATCCAATAGAAATCCATTTTTTCAGCTGTGGTAAACAGTAATCTTCTAAAAGCAGGGTTATCAACACAACTTATGATTAAGTCATAGTCTTTCAATTGTTTTGCTTCTGTTATTCTTTTAGCTATCTTCTCAAAACCGTACCTAGCTGCTAAACTTTCAACTTTGTAATCTGTTACGTCTTCTATACCAAAGTTCTGGTATTTAATATTTTTTGTCTCTACTTCATCATCGTCTGCAAAAGTGATGAGTAGATGATCTGTTTGTTCATGATGATTTAGATCATCAAGAAAAAAAGCAAGCCAGCTACCGATTCCACCGGCCCCAACTATCAATACATTCTTTGCCATTTATATCATATCTCCATGTTTCATGTTATCAGTTATAGCTGATTCATTAAATGCTGTTCTGTGTGACTCTATTTCTTTTACAATAACTTCAACTTCTTTGAATCCAAATTCTTCTCCGTCGTAATACTGGGCCGAAAATCGAGCACATCCCGGAGAATAGATTAAATAAATTCCAGCATATCCTGAATTGTTTGCTTCTCCTTGACCGTTACCAAATATGTCTGTATGAGATGGTATTGGAATACTTAACCCCGGATGCGTGTGGAATACTCCAACGAAGTCACGATTTGCATTGGGATTTATATGAGTGGTTTTTTTCAAAGTGTTTAGAAGATCGTTTGGATTTGGGACATAATCTACTCGTGTATTATTTCGTCCAATATTTTTCCAAGGATCAAAGTCCATTATTCGAATCCAGCCATTATTTGCTTGGTTGATTCCAAGAAGACCGCCACAGACCTCATCATCTGTGGATGTATTGCCGTACGTGATTACCGCTATTAATGGTTTAATATCTAAGTAGCATTTAATTTTTTCCATCTTTAGTTTCCCATTTAATGTAATAATGGCTAAGACTGTAGCCCTAGCCATTATTATCAGATTATTAGATTAGCCGCCGACAAGTGAATTAATCAGTGTGACGTCTTCTGCATCAACTAACATATCGATGGTCATGTCGTTGGGATTTACAAAGTTCCCATCAATCATCGCCCATTTTGCTTCATTTTCACAAAGGTCACGAATGTTATCTATCGCAATTTCTGCATCTTCTTCGAAATCACTGTGGCCTCTGGTACTGACCACTTTATATTTGATTTTTGTCAGCGCTTTGTCTAGACTTTTTCTCTTTAGTGCCATGTTTCTACTTTACCTCGGTAGTGTATTGTTAACAAGTTAATTTAAATATTTAAAGAGTGCTGATTTGTGTAGCTAATCGACTGTCATTATGTAATGCGTAGATCCGATTGACTACCTTGTCAGCTCCCACTTGGCTTTTGCTTTTGTCAACTATGCATATGTAATTACCACTTGGGTAATCATATACACCGTTGCGGCCGTCTGAGCCTTCTTTTATTTCTAGGACGTAACTTCGTGTTTGCCCATTAATGAGATAACCCTCGATGGTGTTTCCATTAGTCATTGTATGTTTTGCAACTTGTATATTAAACATAGTTTCAGCGTGTTTTAGAAGTTCTTTACTTTTTTCGATAGCAGTAGTGTAAGCTTTTTTTGCTCCATCAATAACTACTTTTATATCGTCTATTAGAACTCCTTCTACAATTGCTGAATTCATTAATACATTTACAACATCCATCAGGTCTCTGCTATTTTGCAATTTAATAATTTTTTGTGTATCTTTAATTTTATAAAGCTTATCAGCAACAGACAGATAATTAAGATTTTTACGTCTTTCTATTACTAGTTTAATACTTAACTGGGCTTGTTCAAAGTTGTCATATGGAGCAATGTCCACACCTGTTTGTAAGTATCTATGGAATTTTAAGGAACACTTGCTCACTTCTTTAAGGAAATAGTCAAAATCAGATTGTTTCTCGAAACATAACCCTCTTTCTACACAGGCCCTAACTTCTTCACGGTTAATACGATACCCATTTATGTAAGTCCGCTCACTGGATATTCCATCAGAATTAGTCAGTGTTCGTATTTCTATTTTAAATGCGACATCCCCAATTGTGCCTCGTAGTGTTTTCCAGCTGGTAGTCTCATCTTTAATAAACATTTTACTGTATCTAGAATAATCTTGTTTTGATGCAAGATAATCCAGGAACCTGCCTAAGACATTATCAAAAGTGACCCTGTCTAGATCATGGTAATCTGTAGCTTTTACTAAGATGGTATGAGCCCAGTTTTTTACTTCTGGATCTTTGACATCATCTGGGATATCAAAGGTTAACTTCTGATCTTCATAGGAGATAAAATCTTTTGTGTATGTTACCTCATTGATAGTGAGTTTTCCGCCTTCATCTAATACTTTAATTTTTTCTTTAATTTTGGCTTTTAACTTTTCTTTTTGTTTACCTTCTTCCTCAGCTCTAGACGCCCTCTGTTCGTGCCTTTTAGTAAGTAAGAGCAGATCGTTAGTATCCAAAACCTCTTGCGCGCCCGCTGGCAATCTATTAAGATAGTCTTCTAAGACAAAATCTCTGGGGAGAACTGGTTCTCGCTCAGTTAACACAGCAGAACCAAGGAATGGTTCTGATTCATAACCATGGTGGTTTACACCCTTGTTTTTTGATAAGAACAATCTTCCCGCATCTATATAGTCATACATTGGATTTGTATGAGGGATTACTTGTAATCTAAAATTAGTGGTAGTGGAATCATTATTATAAATGTAGGATCTGTTTCCGCTTGGGGCCATCGTTAAGAAAAATCTGGAGTTATCTGTTTCGAAAACATCTGTTATTAACCTCAGGTATTTACTAGAGGAGTATATATCAAAGGTTGCTTGATGTTTTTTTGCTTCATAATTAAAGCGAGTATGCTTAATTTTTGGAAAAACTTTTTTTAAAAAAGCTGTTAAAATGTCACAATAGTTATTTGAGTGACCATTATAACTACCATCTATTTTAACGTAAGTATTTAAAAATCTGTTAGCATCCTCGTGATTCTCCAGAAATGATGTACGCAGGTAAGAGTATAACTCAGTAACTGTTGTAAATGCTCTTTTCTGAAAAAAGTTTATAGGAAACAGTGAGCTATTATCATGTTTTACAAAAGTTAATATTTTACGAAATAATTCTAGTTTTGCTAAGGAATTTTTTGTTAGGCGCTTAAAAATAATGCCATCCTTTTCTCTGCTTATGCTGTTTGCATAATTGTTAGCCCCTAACACAAAACCATGTGTTTTAGCTTTTCGCAAAAGCAGCTCACTGCCTTCTTCACGTTCTTCATCTTCATCTGTTGTCTTACTATCTATTTTAAAAAACTCTATTTCTTTAGAATCGTAAGTACTTTTTCCAGATGCTGAAGCCATGCTTGTTTTTGCTCTAACTAGAATTGATAAATTCCTTATTAATTCCTCGTACGTTGTTTCGGTACTCCCACGTTGATTTTCACGAGTTTGGTCAAGTGTTTCTGTTTTATCATCTTTCTCTTTATTAACTAAACTCTCTGGAAAAGAGCATAATTTTTCAACTTCTTCTTTGGTGAATCCTAAAGAATATAAATTATTGATTGCTGGGAATAATTGTTTACTTGTTTGCATGTTTTCCTTTTCCTGGGTTATAATGATTCTGTATCACAAGCTACCAGGACCAAAAAATCTTTTGCGTCTGGGTATACTTGAACTTCTTTATTGATAAAATCTTTTAGGTTTCCTACCTCGTAGAATGACATAAGTTTTGCTAATGAGCTTCCTGGTGAAATTTGTTTATCAGCGGAAAGTGTAAACCATAAACCTTGGATTTTAGGATCGCCTTTATGGTCCAGAACCCATACATCTGAGATGTCGAAAGTTCTCCCGTTATTGTCTTCTACCGAAAATGAAATTTTTTCAGACTTGCGTTCATCCCTCATTGTAATTTCATTTTTATCTACACTTTGTATCGTGACAGTTCTAACAGGATTCCCGATTCCTAAGTTTAGTATGTCGTCTCCTTTATCAGTATTTATTTTTTCAGTCATTTCAGTCATTTTATTCATTGGTTATTTTATATTCATCTGTAATTATTCGTTAGTTTCGTTATCATCAGTTTCCTCAGTTTCAACCTCAAAAGCTTTGACTGTTTCGATACCAATACTTGGTGGTTTCGTCAATACCTGCAAACTTGCAATCTCTTGTCCAAGGATTATTGTAATTGGATATGAACCATGATTTCTGACTGTCACTTCCAAAGTAGTCTCTTTTCCAGCCGGAACATAGTCTTCTTCTACGAATAATGTACCACTTAGAACATTTCCGTAAGCAGAATTTAAATTTGTTACTCTACCATATTTAGTTTTTGGCAGCTGCACTTCCCACCCTACTGGAACTTTCTTGAGGGATTGTCCTGCAACTATTATTTTCCTTGCTGCTGAGAGAACAATGATAAACCCATCGTCACTTACTTTTAGCGCTGCTGCGCTTGCGATCACTTTTTTTGTTTTTATTGTCATTTTTTTCTTCCGATTTGTTGGGTAATTTAAAAATTAAATCTATTTTTTCTAGCGGCACTAATGTATCTACGGCTAAGAGTTCAGTTTCTTCTTTAACTTTTTCTATAGGTATAATAGGAGAGAGTATTAGGGCAGTTTCAGAAAGATACTTCAAATAGCCGATCATACCACTCCCTGTTTTAGGAGCTATTACTTGCAACGGATTATAATCTCCTGGAGCCCATGCACTACCGGCGAGGTTTGTGATTTCCCCAGTGTGTATATTAAGTAAACGTGCTACATCTTTAGCTGTTATCATTTATAATTTCCCTTTTTTAAATAGTAATAAAGCGTGGTGTAAGTAGTCATTTATGTCAACTAATAACTCGCTTTTAAATTCTTTTATAGGCATAGATTTGCGACCATTTCCTAGCCAGTAAGTATCTACAAAACTTATAGGTGTTAAGAAAACTTTATTGGAGTACACAGCTTTAAAGTGTATCATAAAAAACGCGATACCACCCATATCCCGTACCATTCTGAGATATGTTAATTGGTGATCCTTGATATTAGCTAATGGGAAACTTGTTTTAGACATACACTCTTTTGCATCGTACGCAATAAATGTTCCACCTTTAACTAACCCAGCGAAATCTACTGTAGATTTTTTTGCTACGAAACCTCGGCGTGTGATAGTAACTGGAACCGGAATATTCAAAATTAAAGCTTCTAGCTTTTTGCGGTATTGTATATTACGATAATTTGCTATTTTTTCTAAGTCATTTGCCATAAGAGTTTAACTTACAACTTATTGATTTGTTCCGAAAATATATTATGATTAGTGTTCAAACAAAATAGATTCCCATCCCTTTTTTATAACATCTGGGGCTGTTTGCTTTCTGATTATTTCGCCTCCCTTTTTAGCTTCAGATTTCCAATAGTCGTAATTCTTCTTTACATTTAACATTTGCTCAATAACTTCACTTTGTTTAGCTATGAATTGATCACCAGCATCTAAATTAGCTTCTGGTTGTCCGCTAAATAAAGCTCCGCTCTGTTTTTCACAAGTTACCCATAAGATTCCGGGAACATTCTTTAAATCTAAATGTGCGGTATTTTTTGATAATATTACTGGTATACCTTGTAGTAACGCCTGCCGCGGAGTCATAGAAAAGCCTTCACCAGATGATATAAATACATAGCAATTTAAAGTATTCCACCAAGAGGCGTATTCAGCATTATTTAAAGTTCTATTTTTTAGGTCTATTCCTTTATGATCCCTTTTGATGATATTCTTCATTTTCTCTACCATCTGTGGAATATTAACAAACTCTCTTGAGTGGAGTCGTAGTCTGTCATTATCTTCTTTTATCTTATTAAAGGAATGAATGATTGTGTCAACACCTTTTCTTTCCCACAGCCCACCAGAATATCCAAAATTAAAAGTATCTCCGGAGCCTTCACTTGGTTGCTCATAATATTTTGCTATGTGTGGTACTTTAAAAACTTTTTCATGACCAAGTTCAGATTCGATGAGGTCTTTTAACCATGTATTTGTTACTACCACTTTATCAAAAGCGTTTATTAATTCCTTAATTTTATGCACGCCGGTACTTTCCCACATTAGGTACATACAGGTTTCCGCGTTAATAAACTTCTTCATGGCTTTCAATGTTTGTAAATCTGAGTATATACTCGTGGCATCTAAATCAAACCCACCTACATGAATAAATTTTGCATTCTGAAATTGAGAGGGATTAACTCTAAAGATACCTTCACGGGAATAATAGAATCGCATCCATTTAAAATCCCGTTCATATAGATCTAGCTCGTCCTTTGAGAAATCTTTTAAATTACTAATGAATGAAAAGTGCAATTGGTGTCTATTTGGCTGTCTATTGAAACTAATTGTTTTATGGTTATAAAATACGTTTTCTATTAAATTTGGAAGGTGTGCTCCAAGACCATCCTCTCTTAAATAATATCCTTGTAATATTATAGGTGTAGTGTTATCAATGTCGCCTTTCATATTTAACATTTCATACTTTTTTTGGGCTAAGTGAACTCTCAAATCAAACACTTTGTTTATTTTAATTGTGTCTGTAAATATTTCTAATGAAGAACCTATTTCATGGGTGGGTAGTATAGCGTCCGTTAATCCGCGACCTAATGTAAATCCGGACAATTCTTTAGAGTTAATATGTAGTAAGATAACACTGGTGTTGCTTGGAGTAAGGTATCCATCGATTATGATATTGAAGTTTATTTCATGTTTACCCTTCTTGAATATTAATTCGCAAGCAAATTGCGATATTAATTTATTGTCCATATATGATAAGAATGCAGCAGCAGTATAGTTGCTGTTACTTTCGTATTTTAAAGTGATCCTATATACTGCAAACGGATCAACTGGTTTATCGAGTTGTAATTCAAAAATTTTTTGTCTTTCGTTGCTAAATAGACTTTTCATATTTTTTTCCTGATTAGTAAAGATTCGGGAAGCTGTGATTAACAGCTCCCCTAATCAGTTATAGCTTAATCAAAATTGAACGCATCTACTTCTGAATCAGGTGATTCGCTGCCTTCCAATTTAGCCCAATTTTTAAGTTCATTTTTTGGATTCCCGGCAGGTGTTTTGCTGGGTTCTGTATAGGCTGTACAGGCTAATCCTACAAGAGCCGATGCTAAAGCTGGTCCCTCGATATCCTCACTTTCAATAAGGTCACTTCCGCATGCTTTTAGGAAAGATCCAAGAAACACAATAGCTTTTTCTGTTAGAGTGAATGTGTTCCATAGTTTCCTATTTTTATAATCGCCTGATATTACCACGAAGGTTACATCGATTTTTGGGTTACCATTTCCGCTTGTTCCGAATTCTGCGTCTGTTACCCTAATCGGGTATCTGCCCATAGGTAGTGCTTCCATGGGTCCTTGAGCATTCTCAGACCCTTTTTTTACATTAAATCCCATATTGTTTTGTCGGTTTTGTTATTCATTTAGATCGTCTACTAACATCTGTGCTTCATCTTCTCGAAGATCGAGCGGTGATGTTACCATATAATCTCTCTTTAGTTTATTTGTCATTTCTTCTTGCAAACCTTTTTTACCTCTCACCAATTTTTCTAGTTTGCCCAATGTTTCTGATTGAATACCGGCAGTCAAGAGTGTTTTCTTATTGTACGTGATTTCAACCGTCCTTTCATTTCTGCTGGCCAAATCTTTTTGTTGATTGAATACTACAGCCTCTCGTTCTAGACCTTTGATTCCAAGATATTTAGAAAAAGATCCATAATTAAATTCGAAGCTTTTTGGTAATTTGTTGGTCCTGTCTTTTTTAATGTATGCCATATGTTTTCCGTCTTCTTCTTGTAGTTCTAGAACTACATCAAACATAAACGGCAGTTGTTTTGGACCTTCGGCTTGCGTGCCAATTACTTTCATGAATTCGTCCTTATCAGCTGAATATAACACCTTACTTGGTGCTGTGACTATCACGTTCATATCCAGTGAAAGTAATTTTTTAATTAATAGTTTTACTTCCGCCTTTATAAACTGATAGTCACGTGGCTGAAGTTCGTAGTCATTGTTGCCTGTTTTCAATTTCTGTTTCTTAATATACCCATCTATGATATTATCGTAGATGTGCGTAAAAGGGTCTATAACGAATGTCTTAAAATCACCTGGGTTTTCCAGTAATTCGTCAATAGCTGCGTGTACTTTATTTGGATCCTGAGTCGGGATACGATGAAAATTGAAGTGTTCACCGTAGTGCTCAGACCCTTTTTCAGTATCAATCATGGCTACATTCGGGAAATGTAAACTTGTTACGGTTTTCCCGGTCCCTGTAGCGCCATATACATATAGCTTTAAACGTTGGGCACGCTCTTCCGCTTTCTGAAACATACTCATTTTTTTTATTATCGGTTAAATGATGGTTTGAATGTATAATTTTTGACAACGTTGTAAAGAGCATCAGTGGAATCTAGATCTCTTTCACAATACTCTGCGATCTCTAATATACGTCCAGCAAGAAAAGCATCATAAACGTTCTCTGCTGAGATATCTCCTTCTTTTGGAGAAGGGAGTCCGCAATGTTCACAAGCAAGACGTAGTGTTACTTTGTGAAAGTTATTAAAATCTGATAGCACCGCACATACATCAAAATGTGGATATTTTTGAAATCGGCGTGTATCAAGAAAGGCTGAAGAGGTAGGTAATAATTTATGTACCATAGATCTTTTTAAAATAAAAGGTACATCAAATGGTAAGCCGTTATAACTAACAAACAATCCATTGAATGATTTTAAAATATTCCAAAAAGCCGTTAAGATATCATGTTCTTCTCCGACTAAAGACTTTGTACTAGATTTTCCACCAGATGTAGCCTTTAACCCTATTACCACAATCTTTCCAAAGTATGGGTTTGTACCCATTATCAGTCTTTTCGCTTTTTCTTCTTCGGTATCAGGATTATTATTTAAATATCGTCCTACCTTTTTTTCCAATTCTTCCTTTTGTATTATGGATAGTTCTTCTTTTTCCAGTGGGACAGTTTCAATGTCAAAAACAAGTTTACTATTGTTCATTGCCATATGTGTTTTTGGTTTGTTTAATATATGAATATTTAAACTAAATTGCAACCTATTTATAATTCCATCGGAGAGCTTGTTGGAGCACATGTAAACTTTTTTTCATAATCCGGAAATGCATTGTGCATCTTCTCCAAGACCAGTTCTGGACTATTTGTGTTGGATGATATGTGACCTAAGAGGATCCAATCAATATTCTCCAAATCCAAATTTTCATATATAAATTCGATAGCTTGATGTGTAGAAAGATGACCCCATGGACTATCAATTCTTTCTTTCAGGTAGTCATCATAGTCTGGGAATTCTTTTAATAACTTAGGGTCATAATCTGCTTCTATCAGATATCCATTACAGTCTGAAAATTTACTACGCATTACTTTACTAATACTTCCAGTATCAGTTAGCAATCCAAATTTTTTCCCTGACGATATCTCAGTTACAATAAAGGCTAAACTATTTTTTGTATCATGTCTGGTACTTACTGATAGGATACTAAGATCACCAACTATAGTCACATCTCCACCTGTGATATATTCAACGCTGCATTTAGTAAATAGTTCTGCTTTTTTTTCAAAAGTCTCCTTCGGGAGATATATCGTTTTACCGGTTTTCCTCCCAGCGATGCCTGCTCCGGAGATATGATCACCATGAGCATGGCTGCAGAAAATAGCGTCGAGATCGGTGATATGTGCCGCGGCAGTTGCTTTTTTCCACGATACTCCGACATCTAATAAAATCTTAGTAGTGTCAGTATATACTACACAACAGTTGCCGAAGGAGGAACTAAATATTGGATGTATCTTCATTTATTAATTTTGGTTTCTGGTACTCTAAATATGTGAAAGTAAACCCTATTTGCACTTATAGCGTTTCTTATTAATCTCTGTATTTTTGATAGTTTACTATTACCTGATTTTACTTCAATAAAGGTTACAGTTCCGGTTTCTCTATCGAAATGTACATAATCTATCGGGTTTCCCATGAACTGTAAATCTTCCGGGTTGTAATTAAACCCATTTAAAAAAGGAGCCAGTTGTTCAGTGATAAGGCCGATCATAACTTCGCTACTTTTCTTTTGCGAAAGTAACTTTTGGTATTTGTGTTTAAGTTTTGTTTGTTGTTTAGCTGACTGAATAATATACAGAGTAGCTCCGATCCATACTATAGCAAACATACAATAACCAACCACAGGGAGTATACTCATAATTATTTCCTCGATTTAATTATTTCATTACAGAGAAACGAACAGAACATGCCGCATTTTAAATTTCCATCTGGGAATACGTCAGCATTATCTCTCAATAGATCACTCCACGTTTTAAATAGATGTGGCTTATCCAATGGACACGTTATCAAATTCACCTTATTTAGTGCTTTACGAAGAGAACTACTTTTGTTCATTGTTCTTCCGTAAATTACTTTATTTGTTAAGAAATGTTTTGCTTCAGCTAGAGTACTTTTGATATTATCTGTTTTCTTTTTTAATATTTTAATTATGACTTCATCAGAAAGCTGTAACTTAAAGTCCTTTGGAGAAACTCGTGATAATTGTTTATTCACCCTGTCTCTCAGTGTGAAAATTTTTTTCATGCTGATGTCCCTTCGGCCAGTTCCTACTCTATCAGCCATACGCAAATCCAACAACGTATGTATATTATCTGGGCCTACTTTTGCAATTAATTTCCTTATTGATTGGTCACTTACTTTATAAGACGCATCAAATAAATGACTTTTTATATATAGAACTTCCTTTTCAATCTGCTGTCTATTGAACCCCCAGCGTTGCAGTATTCTTTCTGCAATATACGCTCCGGCATTTTCATGATTGTAAAAATGTAATCCACTTTCCGTATAAACCTCTGTGTAAGGTTTGCCTATATCATGCAATAATGCAGCCATTCTTAGCAAGAGTAAATTTTTTGCTTGTAAACTAACTCCATCCAGTGCATACATAATGTGTTGAAATAGGTCTAGACCTTCTTTTTTATTAGATTGTTTGACATTTATACAATCTCGTAATTCAGGGAAGAATGGATCAATAAGTTTAGTGTTTCTCAGGATTTTAAACACTATACTAGGTTTTTCGACCCTAGTCATTAGCTTAACTACTTCCGGATATACTTGTTTTGGGTGTACAGGTAAAATTTTTAATCGATGTTCATTTATTGAACGATGTGCTTCATGATCTAGTCTCCACCCATTGCCAAATAATCCACAGAATATAGCTCCACGAAGAAGTCTAATCTTTGATTCAAGTATTCTGGTGGTAGGGTCTCCTACGAATCTTATAATCTTATTTTTTATATCTTTACGTCCATTATGAAAATCAAACCATGTACCACTCAATGGATCATAATACAGTGCGTTTACCGTAAAGTCTCTTGTATTAGAGTCTCTGAATAATTCATTAACATACTCGTAGTTAAAATAAGTATTAACTAGTTTTATCTCTTTCAGTGGATACAAAACGAAATCCTGATTAAGATAGTTTATAGTAATACTCACATCGTACTCGTTTACACGAATTACTTTGGGTTTTAATACTTTACTTAGCCTCGTCAGTGTAGCATTAACAGCTACATCATAATTGATTATGTCTCTGCCCATAAATAAATCACGGGCAGTTCCTCCACAAATCCAAGATTGTAAATTATGATTTCTTAAAAGTTTTGTTATTTGTTTTATCATTATTCTATTACCTTTGATCCGTCATCAGCAAACATTACCCCAGTGCATTCCGTAACCATGCCTAATCTGAGATTATCAGGTCTTGGAACCCATTTATCGCATACACAGGTTCCGTGAGTTCGTGGCCACGTTTCGATTTCTTCCATATTTACTGTAAATTTTTTACCAGGAATACGTATTCCCAGCCCACACCAACCACACCTAAATAGATTATGTTTAAAATAAGAGTATGCACAGTTTATACAACAGTTTACGATGCGATAACTATACCTTTGGTCTTCTTGATTTTCTTCTCCTTGTTCATTTAAAAAATCAAAATTATAATCTGGAGTTGTCATCTTTACCTACAACTATTTAGAAATTCAGTGCGTTCGTCACGGCTCAAATTCTGTGGCATTACGTTTACAAAACCACTACCAGTGACAATTAATTGGGTGTTGCGTTCTTCTGTTTTCGAATCTAGATTTTTTATTGTCTTTAATTTTCCTTGTTTATTTTTCATTTCATGCCTCATCTTTTAAGTTTTTAAATATTCTGTTTCTGAAGTAGAATTGATGTTTAAGCAGATCTACTCTATAATCGACAAAATCAACTATTTCTGCTGAAGTTTTACCTTTGGATATTCTCATTAACCTTCCAGCTGTTTGTCTAAGCACTACTTTTGATTTCATAGGTCCACAAAGAAATAATACCTCCAACCGTGGAACATCCACTCCAGTAGAAAACAGTCCATATGTACTACATACTATTTTTTTTGTTCCGGCAACCAGAGCTTCCATAGCTGCTACTCTGTCTTTTTTCTTTGTTCGTGCTGTTAAGGCTACTGCGTCTTCTCCCAAAGCTTTTGCTAAAAAATTTACTTGTTCTACGCGAGAGCACAGGAAACAACAATGTTTATCTTTGTAATCTTTTTTGTGCGTATTTAGTATTAACCTGTTTCTTTCTTCGTCCATGGATAAATCTGTTATCATTGCTTGATACTCTTGAGTATCAAAAAGCGGGAAATAGTAGTTAGTATCGATACGACGATAGGTTGGCATTATTAGAACATCTTTAAGTTTTTCCATTGGTACTTTGTGAATTGTAGGTCCAGTAGCAAAATGTATAACATCTGTTAGTCCATCAGATCGGTACGGAGTTGATGAGAATCCGTATTTGTATTTGGATTGCAGTTTATTCATGGTAGCATAGTATTTATTTGCTGCCACGATGTGTCATAGTGTTATCTTAAAGGCTTTTTATCCTTTAATTCTTATAATTAGCTTATAAGTTCGGCGTACATTTTCATCTTATATTTACAATACTTAGATGCAGGACACTCTTGGGAATATTATATTTATTCAATTCCTACGCTCTACACTACTAATTAACCTTGCGTAATTTAATTAGTTAGCACGATGTTGGCTCCTAGAATAGCTTTCTTTATTAAAGAGAGATTGACAACGTTGACAATAGATATTTAACATATCATATGTTTTGGATTTTCTATTTTTGCTTAGTTTAGAAAAATTATTTATTGTTAATTTTTGTTTACAACGTTTACAAACTTTCCCATTAGTTTTTTCATAAGCTATTCTTTCAGCTTTCTTCGTTTTTGCCCTGTCATGATCTATAAGCTTTTGCTCATAGACGGCACATGCTTCTTTAAATATTTTCGTACCTCATCTGCAATAACCATTCCAAAATTTTTATTAATTTGAGCAAATCGTTCTGAAGAAAGCCTGTACATAGTTTGATGCAGGGCAACAGATATAGGTTTAATTTCAAACTTACCGTCTCCTATTATTCCAATATCTTTTCTTTTAATATTTGTAAAATTTAAAAATTTGTCTATTGTTTGATTTACTAATTCTTTAGTATGTACTAGGATTAAAGTAGGCTGTTTTCTTTTTAGTGTAAGTGCCACAAAACAAATAGTTTTTCCTGAAGCCGTCATAGCTTCTATAATTCCAATACTTCTGCTCATACAAGCATTAACTACTTCTTGTTGGTAATCTCTTAACTTTCCTGTAAAATTTAATTTAGAGAAAAATCGTTTATATACATCACCATCAATAGTTATTCTATTATCTATAATGTCTTTTTTCCTAATCGCTATTCCAGCTTCTTTTAGTATTTCGAGTATTTCACTAAAAATTCCAACAGGGATTATAAGTCCATTAGTAGTTTCATCGTAATATAGAAGGTCATACTGTTCTCCCCACGTAGAAAGGCCTAAATCTATTTTTCGTTTAATCAATGGATTACTTATTGTCAACCTTTCTTTAATTTTTTTTGTCAACCTGGGGCCTAAGTTAGAGCCTAAGTTAACGCGATTGTTTACAATTATTTCCATCTATGTAATTGGTTTTTTAATATAAAAGAAACGCCCACAAATCAATAAGTAACGCGCGAGTGTTTCTTTTTCATCACACGTCTAAATTCTAGGTACAAGTCTTGTTAACACCCTTTTGTAAACTTATTACAACTAATTATTTTATGTCCATAAAGTACAGACTTGTTTGCAAGTAAACATGTGGCTGCAATGAATTCTTTTCCATCGTTTTCACTCTGCAACGTTTGTCTTAAAAGGTATTTACAATCTGCGCAGCTATTGACTTCACCTTCACCTTCACTTTCACAAGAACCAAATATAATGTTAAATAAATCAAAATCTGACATTTTCTTCTCCTATATAATTTATAACATAATATATTCATAATTCTTATACCATATTTTTCTTGTTTTTTGTTTATTTATTTCATATATTATAATCAAATCTATTAATTGCAACCAATCAAGGAAAAATCATGGCTGAAAAACAAAAGAAAACAAGTAAGGACAAACAAGTAGTTGAATTTAACCCAACACCTATTTTAGAAGAGATATTCGAAAAAGGGTACGCAACTAAAAAAATTGAAGTTCTCCCAGGGAAATTACAAGCTGTCGTTAGAAATGTGTCAGCGCAGGATCAACTCGATATAGAGAAGGAAATAGATTCTGTAAAAGGTAGCTATACTTTTATACTTCACACTTACAGTATAGATCTTCTCAGTGTAACGCTTTTATCATATGGTGACAAAGAGTTCAATACTAGAGAAGAAGCAAAAGCATTTCTAACCGATAAAACTACTACCAGTTTAGTTATCAATAAACTGGTAAGGGAACAAAATATCTTCGATAAAGAAGTGGCAATGGCGTTAGGACTTGATAATATCGAAACAGCTTTTTTCGACCAGGGCCAGCCGCCAACCGGGCCCGAGCCATTGCAAGAGGAGTTAACCTTGGAGAAAAAGGAAGCCTCAGGGAAATAGTAACTCTGAGATATCTTGAAGAGGAAAAGTATTTAAGATATTTAGAGACTCTTATCTCAGCTAAAGCGGCGATGCTTGATAGGACGGCAACGAAAGAAGTTGAATTGTATAATAATTTAGTAAAGGAATACACTAATTTATTATTTCAAGATGACGGTAACACAAAAACTAAAACAGATTTGACTGAAGAGCAATATAATAAGCGCATGGATGTATTAAAAGGAGCATTTAAAGGAAACGCTGGTAAAACTAATAAAACTCCACCGCAACCTGTCGGAATAAAAACTAAAGTAGGAACACCTATTGATAAAAACCTTCAATTAGATAACATAGATATTAAAAGCGCTTTTAATAAAATAACGGAATAGCATTATGCCAGAATTAGAAGAAACCCTAAAGTACAGAATACAACTAGATGATACTGATTTAGGCTCCCAACTAGATCAAATTCGTGATAGAGTAAACATAGGTATGGCTGCAACAGCGATGGATAGGGGAACCCTGCCTAGAGCAGTTGACTTATTAGCTCCTACTCCTACTGGGTTCGTAACGGATCCGGCTGCTGAGTTTGGTGGACAAGTAGATGCTAATTTTTGGCAAAAATTAACTAGTGGTGGTCCTGGAGGATTTTTACAAAGTGTAGCTGGCCAATTAGATGAGGCTGCTCAACGTACTCAGTTAGGATATCACCGTTTTACTAGTGATATGCGTAGGTTAGGGCTAATGACACCTACGCCAGCGGCGCCAGAATTACTACCAATGCCTGGACCAGGTGGGGGTAGTTTGCCAGAGGGGTTAGCACAAAGTCTTAGAGCTATACTTTCGCCTCAATATGGTGGATTTGACGTAAGAGGGCCAATTACTCCCCATGAATATAGACAACCGGCTGTCGCCAACATTGGGGAGTCTGTCGGTGATTTCGTAACTGGGAACATGGGCGCTATTGCGGGCACCACCATTGGTGCTATTGGGGGCCCTGGTGGAGCCTTTGTAGGTTGGGGAATTGGTGGGCTTGTTGACATTGGGTTGTCACCGATCATAGCTCCTGCTAGAGAAAGGGAACAATTGGCTACAGGGATAAGACAGTTAGCAAGAGCGAATAGAGTCCAAATCTCTCGTGGAGAATCAAGAGACATAGTCAGAGAAATGCAGGAAAGAACTAACACATTTTCCGGGATAGCCGGGGGAGAGAGTATAGAAGAATACCAGGAAAACATTCTAGGGTTTGCCCAAGCTGGTGGGTTAACTGGGGCCAGAGGATTCGATGATCTCAGAGATAGAATTAGAGGAGTGCTAGATAATACCAGACAAGTTCAACAAGATCTAAATGTCTTTGCTGATGAAGCTGTTCAGATAATGGGGCAGATTCAACAAAAAATGTTAGGTACTTCTGAAGGCATAACTGGTTTAACAGCACAAGCACGATTTATTGGTGGAGCTACAGGTATGCAGCCCATGGAAGTACTAAATTTAGGGTTACAAGGCGCCCAAATGGTAGCCGGTACTGGCATTACAGGCAGAGCTGGAATGATGATGGCATGGGATGCAAGGATGCAGGCTGAGCGGCTAGCGCAGGCTACTGACCCGTATACACAGCAAATGGTAGCTGGCGCCGGAGGCGCTAACTCAGTTGCCCAGATGTTGACTGAAAGTACCATAAGATGGGGCCTTTCCGGCCAAGGGTCAATGGGATTAGCCGCTATAATGGGTGGGTATACTCCAGGATCAGGCATGAGAAACTTACTTAATACCGCAGCAGGTGTGTTTAGAGACCCAACTACGTTGTATACATTTCCAGCTGTGCAGCCAAGGTTATTTGAAGGCATGGATCCCGGAGAAAGGCAGGTTACTCTAATGGGAACCGTTATAGACGAACTAGATCTGTTAGGAGTAGATATAACTCCCGAGTCTATACAAGCCAATCTAATGCGCAAGGGGTTTACCTGGCAAGAGGCATACCACCAAAAAGAAGCATTCTTACGCTCTGGAGAACGGGATGTTGCTGGTGAACGAATGGGGAAACTGTTTACTGAAGTTCAAGGTAGAGTTGAAGCAAGAACATTGGGTCCTTTAGATAGACTAAGAGGTGTAATAGGTAGTTTTATCACGGAATCGCCCTTTGGTGGAGTTGCTGGATTGGTAGAGTCTGCAGGTGAAGAAATAGTTGGTTTTGGTAGATCGGTAGGCAGAGGTATAGAAAAGGCACTTTCACCCGGAACTGTTTTTTTCGATCCTGAAGGTATTTCTCAGGATGTTTCTACCGAAATGAGATTGATGAATAAAGAAATAGTTGCAGATTTGAGAACTAAGTATCAGCAAAATCCCGAAGAACTTACTGCGGCTATTGCAGCAGAAGATTGGAAAAGATTTATAAAAAGGAATACTAGAAATGAATTTAGATTAAGACGCGGTCCATATGATACATCTGGAGCCGGGGGAGCAACAGAAGGGGATATTGTAACAACTGGACCTTTAGAAGGGCTTTCTGATGAATATATAAAGGCATTTAAGGAATTATCTTTTAATTTTGATACAGATTCTCAAGACAGGCTTGTAAAAAAATTTCAGGAATGGCATACTGGCGGTATAGACATAAAAGATGCTAGAACATGGGTTAACAACCTTGATAAGTTTAACCCTGCTGGGGTTAACACTACTTCTTCAGAATATATAAACGAGTCAAAGGAATTAGTAAATGAAGTTCTAACTACAAACTTTACTGGGGTTAACAGTATAGCCTCTGGACAGAAGGTAGCAAGAATTGTGTCAAAAGGTAGAACAAATGATATAAATAAGTTAAGCCCAACTGAGAGAAGTTATGCTGGTGACGCTATACAGCAAAGTCCAACCTTGACTAAAAAAATATATGGTGGGTTAAGACCAAATGAGTATCAATCTACTGATAAAGAAGCCCGAGCTATAGAGTATGGCCTTGAGGTCTCTGCAAGGGATTTGGAAAAACAAATTGAAACTGGTGTTACTAGATCGTTAGGTATGGACAGTGAGGGCATGGCTAATAAAATTTTTGAAGAGCTACCACCGACTATACGAGAAGACCTTTTGGGAGATATGACTGGGGCAAGCGAAGTATCTAGGGAATTGGCTGCAAAAAGACTTATACGGTCAAAAATTGTTTTAGGTAGAGAAGATGTAGCAAAAGACATAATGGAAGATATACAAAAAGGGGTTCCTTACAAAGAGCAACGGGAAGATATACTTGAAACTGAAAAAAAATTAGAATATAGAACAACATTTTTTGGTACAGGTTTAGATGAAAAAATAGAGCTTGAAACTAAAAAGTACTTATTAGAGCCCCAACAAAGCAATATAGAAAAAGGGGAAGCCATTGGACAGCTAATAAAGGCGGAACCTATAATTAGTAAAGTAATGCAAACTTATAAAGAGGCTGGCGCAGGAGAAGGCGTTGTATTAGACGCCGCTTCTGAAAGAGCTTTACGTGGCGTAGTGACTGCCCGTGTTTTCCAAGGAATGGAATTGGGAGAGTCATATAATATCGAGAAACCTGAAGATGTAAAAGGATTACTTGGTTTAGCAGCAGAGGATGTTCAAAAGGGTTTAGTGACTCAAAAGCATATGAAATATTTACAAACAAAAGTTGGGCCGAGTACATTAGAAAGCAAATTTGGGTTTAAACCAGAAGAGATAGAAGAGGTCAAGTCTCCAACAGTTGTGGATGAAAAAGAAGCTGTTAAAGAAACATATGGTTTGTTAAGCTCTGTGATAGATGGAGAGAAAACTATGAATGTATCGGTTAAAGGCTCTTCTTTGGATTACAAAAATAAGGTTCAATCAGAATCTGGTATAGGTCATAACAAAGTACCACAAAGTTCATTTGGAAGATAGGTAAATTATATGACAACTCAACCAAGCGTAGATAAAAAAACAGGATTTAAACTTTTTCTTGAAGGAGTTCAGGTACCGTTTAATACTATAACTATATCCGAGGCGGAGGGCAATTTTCCCACCGCTGCTATTTCATTTCCAGCGGCATCTGGGGCATTGAGAATATTGCCATCTACTATAGTTCAAATATTTGGACCGAAGAAAGATGTAGATAGTGTTGAACAAGAGGTACTTTTATTCGAAGGTGAGACTTCTGGCATAGAATACACAAAAAGTGCTGATACCAAGACAGCTTCATTGATATGTAACAGTTTATTATCAACGGTATTTAAAGCTACCATTCGTCCAAGTGACAGTCTCGTAACGAGTAAACTTGCAAGGCAAATGGGTGGAGATGTAGATAGCACAAAAATTTTAGCAAAGATTTCTAATAATAGCCAAATAGCCGGACCTCTTACTAATGAATTTGTGAATATATGGCAAGCAGAGTCGAAAGGCATAATAGATGATAAATTAAGTAACGTAATTCTATTTACTAAAAAATTTTTAGACTTTAACTTTACAGACTTAATGAGTATACCTTACGTAATAGCTGGTGACTTTTTACCTTTGCCACAATTCTTTTTTAGGTATTTCGAAAAATTCGATCCATACTTCGGAGTTCAAAGTTTGTCGTATCATCTTACAAAATCTATTTTTGCATTTCCGAATACTGCAAAAGTAACTCCATTTTTAAATAAGGTGTTATTAGCTAATATAAAAACCATGTTTAGTTTATCAACTAATCATGACCTATCCCTTACAGATTGTTTATCCCGTTTTATGGAAATAGTGGCGTATTCAATGATTTCCCCAGCTGCTTATACTTCTACAAATATGTTTTGGGGAAAAAGTAGTAATGACTTAGGTTATCAAGTTCCAATTAGGTCATACTTTCTTCCAGATTTAGCGAATTCTCCGCCGGCTAAATTTAATGTAATCTTCCCTAATCAAATTTATTCATTTAACTATGCACGTGATATGGTAAGTGAAAAGACCAGAATGGTTGGGGAAGTCGGGTTACCTTTTGATACACCTGGAGTACAGTTACCAATAGGAGCGATGAGAACACACGTTGTTCCGGAAGTTAAATGGACAAAGAATGACACCTCAAAACTTCATGGTGGCCTCACAATAGAAGAAAGTTATAGAGGTATAAACCCCGGGTATCAAGTAATGGATGGAACTCTCTCAGCTGCGTTGTATTCAGGGAAGGATAGCTTGTTTAAACAGTGGCAGCGCCTGTCATTAGAGGAAAGAACCATAAATCCTTTAGGTACGCGAGACTGGGAAAGTAAAGAGACTTCAGCTAATGCAATTTCTAAAGTTAATTTTACAACCGGGTTTGAAGATAGCTTTGAACAGATGGTAGCAAAGACTTATTTCGAGGGGAAGTATGGTCAACGAAACTTCAGCGTTCAATGTAAATGGAACCCCAATAGGGTGGTCGGAGTTCCAGGGTTAGTTCTAGATATAGATGGTCCATCTGTGTTTGGAGTAATTTCTTCCATCACTACGAATATTTCAGCGGAGGGGGCTGCAATTTCTAGCGTAACTTTTCGAAGTCCAAGGTTTATTAACACCCATGAAATGGGTGGAGCATTTCAAGAAGCTAGTGAATCCTTAGATCAATATGTCATTAATGATTTCACTAATGACGGAGCACTTTCAATAAACAATTTTCTTTTTGATGCCTATTTCTATGATTTTCTTAATATAGGATTTAATGTTTATTCTTATCTTGCTGTAGGAAAAGAAAATAAAACGACTAAGCCATTTAGTAGTTATGGTGTTTCAACTGGAGTATACTCCAGATTTAGTAAAGTATTTAACTCCGATAACTGGGAGCGTACTGAAGGTGATTATTCTATCCTGGATGTTATCCGAGATCCGGTTACTCATGCAATTACAGACACTGCAGCAACATTTGCTAGCTCAACTATTACAGAAATTCAATATGCAAAATACTTGTATTATGCCGTTAACCAATTGATTAACAAGTATAATGCCAAAAAGAACGCAGGCACGTCTATTCTTAATACATATATTAATAAATTTACGTCTCGAAATCTACTAAATCGTAGCGACTACTTTAATTTTATAGGAGTGGAATCCAATCTTCCTACAAAAAGTCTTCACTATAAAGACGGAGTTACCATATTTAGCAGTCCAATCTCTGTTGTTAACTTCAAAGAAGAATATGAGAAAATGAGGTCTATGGAACGTTTTCTTAAAGAAGGCAAAGAAGATCCGGATATAGTAGTTACTAATCAAGCTCCTGGTAAAGATACAGAAGTGCTAGAGCAGCAGATAATTCGGATGGAAGACTATAACTCCAGTTTTGCTTCATGGTTACGTATCTTCGAAAGTAAAAAAAATAAAACCAGGGCGGTAAGAATTGAATCGGGCGGTAAACAAATAGAAGTTGACGTGGATGTACCACTATTGGATATAGCTTCTATAGGCATTGCAGATATCTATCAAAAAAGCGAGTCACAAGATGCTTTCTTTGAGGAGAGTTTCCCATCGTGGGATACCTTCTCTGTCTATGATAGACGATATGCTTTAGATATTGATAGAGCTTGGAAAGACTATGATTTTAGATCCAAAATCATAGAAAAGGCAAATGAAGACTTATCTAAACGGAAAAACGGAGATTTTTCTACAGTAAATAATAATCTTGATAGTAAGGTGTTTATGCCGTATAATATAACTAGGTACGCTCACGTAAAATTAGCTTTTAAGAATTATATAAGAAGAAGTGGGTTAACATTAATAAAAGGATAACGTTATGTCAAACGGTTCTACAAATTCCACAATAAGTGGACCAGGAAAATCTACCGCGCCAACTCTGGGGTATAACCCAACCAGAGATAATGCAGGACCGTCTATTAAAGGTGAGTCAACAGCGACTCAATATAGACTTAGTCCTTTTTATCAATCTTCAGAAGAAGGTATATTTTCTGGGCAAACTATAGACGCCAGTATTCCATTCAATCTGATTTTAGATAAAGATTATTATCCACTTAGTGAGCAAGTACAACTTCCAACTAAAGAGGCACCAGCTGATTTAGATAGTTTAATTACAAGGAAAGAAAAAATCGGAGCATGTATTTATATAATAAAAAAAGATACAAACGGTAATTGGAGAATAGAATTTTTTAATAATAAATTCTATCTATCTTCTTTATCAATAAGTCTTAAGGAAAAAGCGCAAATTGCAGAAACTTTCGATAATGCAACTGTAAGTTTCTTTGATCAAAAAGTACGTATTTATTCCTTTTCAGGAACGGCAATAGACTGGACAACTTCGGATCCGGAAGCTGGATACAAAAATTTTTACCAGAGTGGGCTTATACATATGTATAATAACGTGTTAAGAGGAACTAAGTTGGTCGATAACGATAGAATAGCTGTGCTTTCAGTAGCTAATCATTATATCTATGGTTATCCATTAAACCTAAATATTACTTATGGAGCAAATACTTTAAATCTTACACAATTTCAGATGTCATGGCTGATTTCCGAGCATCAGCTTTCATACCCGCATATTCATGTAGAGTCTGACTTAGAAAATTTATATAAAGTACCGACTAAAAAACAAATAAATACTGATGAATTATTAAGTATGATGGAAGATTTAGGAGGCGCTATAACCGCCGCAATACCAACATTACCATAATATGGAAGAAAAACAAATAAAGCAAATACAAGAATTAGAGCTATGGACTCGTTATAAGGCAGGCGATGAAGAAGCAAAGAAGGAACTCATTTACTCACTGAAGCCGCTGATTAATAGTCAAGTAAACAGATATAAAGGTTCTGGACTGCCACTAATATCCATAGAATTGGAAGGCATTGATATTGCTAGTAATGCGCTAGACACTTATGAACCAAGTAAGTCTCAATTAAACACACATGTTGTAAATAATTTGAAAAAACTTAGTCGATTTGTTACTGGGTATCAAAATATTGGTCATATTCCTGAATCTAGAGTATTCCTTATAGGAAAATATAATGCTATTTTTGAGAATCTCTCAAATGATCTTGGCCGGGAGCCGACTATATTTGAATTAGCAGACGCCATGAGTATATCACCAGTAGAGATTGAACGTCTACAAACAGAACTTAGAAAAGATTTGTCGATGGAACTAGCAGGTGATGACGAACAAAAAGGATTTTATATGTTTGCTAGACCTGAAGAAGAAGATCCACGAGCAAAGCAGGCCCGTGAATTTGTGTATTTTGATGCTGATGCTATAGATAAAAAAATATTGGAATACACTTATGGAATAGGTGGAGTTCCTAGATTGAAATTTAATGAAATCATAAGAAGATTGAAAATTTCTGACAGCAATTTAAAAAAAAGAAAAAAGGATTTAGCTAATAGAATAAACGAATTAATTTAATTATGGGATTAACTAATAAACAATTAGCTGGGATAAAAAAGGGATCAGAAGTTGCATCTAACGTAACAGAAGCGGTTCAGGCTTTATCTGCCATAGGTATTCATTTAGACGAAGATAGCTGTAGTTTAGAAGATATACAAGATAAGATAACAAAGCTTGTTGGTAGATTACAAGATGATATTAAAAAAACAATAGATGATCTTTCATATCGTTCTGCAGGTAATTTTTTTCAGTTAGTTTATGTACTATTGAAAGAATTTGTTGGGGGCGCTGCAACAGCACTGGTAGACAATTTTGTTGGGAAGGTTTTATTTGAAAGTGTACTTGGAGCTATTAATAGTGCTCTTGCTACCGTTCTTGCCACTATTCCCGGGTCTCTTTTTGTTATCCAATATTATGCTGCTGAGAGTTTGTTAACTCAATTAAAACGTAGACAAGAACTTGCTCTGATAATACTTAACGAAATCCGTACTTTAATTTCGTGGCTAAATGCATTTAATGATGTCGGCAGTTCATTTGATATTTCATACTTCAATAATATAAACCTGGCTCATCAACAAGTTAGAAAAGCCACAAGATTAATAGGAGCTGAAATCTCAGGGTTACAAACAGAAAGAAAACAATATGTATCTGGTAAAAGTGTTGGTAACGCAGTAGAATACATAGACAATAGTTTAGCTTATCTTACTCCAGGCTATGCTGCTGTCCAAGACCAATTAAAAGCTATACACGAAGATTTTGGATTAGAAACGGAGTTACCATTTTTAACTATTGAACTTTCCGCGGATAAAAAATTCTTGGATATTGCTAAATGGGATGTATACATAAAAGATTTGTGGAAGGAACTTGGAAATAAATTTGATTTGGGTACAAGCGAGGGGAGAGCGCAATTAAAAAAGGTTTTGTTTAGATTCCTTCCAACTCTCCCAGAGTTTTTGAGAAAGTTTGCTGTAAATACTGTGGTAGAGAATACTAGTACCGTTCTAATTGAAAGATTGCCTATATGGTCTTTGAAAATAGCCAAGAAACAAAAATGGATGACGTGGACGTTGACTCCACCAAAAGAGTTTAGGGATTTTATTGAAATTCTAGCTGATAAAAGAAGTTACCCATTGTTCTCTAGAGCCGAGACTAAGAATATTACTTGGCAGAGGACTATGAATAAAACTAAAATAGCCGAGTCAGCCCTGTTATTAGCTCCGACATATATGGATATTATTAAACAACATAGCGGGATGTTAAAAACTCTTCTTGACCCAGGTTATAACTATTTAAAAGCTGTCTATGATGATATGGACGGGGTCATCACTGATTTTGATAAGAACCCAATAGGAGTACGGCAATTAAATGTAGATAAAAAGTTTTCAACGTGGACAAGGAAATTAATAATGTCTAAAAACTTGTTAAGCGCAACTATCGGTGGTTCCGGTATTCAAATAAAAGGTTATGGAGAATCAGTAAATCTACAAGCGGGAGAGGTCACTGATTATTTAGTAGCTATCGAAGATGCTCTTACCAAATTAGAGACATTTATAGAGAATAAGAATGACAGCGATGGTAAAGAGATAGGAAATCAAGTCCTAACTATTGCTAATAATAACCTGTTAGCTTTGGCTGGACAAGCTGCTGCTTTTGTAATAAATCCTGGATTATCAGCAAATCTTATTGCTAATCTGAGAGCTGTGGAAACCTTGGTAAACGAACAGTATAAACTTGACTCAGAAGAAATAATATTTACCCAAAATTTTATGAACCAAGTCGAGCGTTTTCCTGGATTCAGTATAATAAAAAAATACGTTGATAGTCTTATAAATAAAATGGGAGATGGCAAGGCCCTGTTTACATCTGTGCTAGCTGGCCAATTGTTAACTGGGGACCTATCATCTATTGCTGGTTATCTCGATGTAGCGGATTTCGGTTGGTCCGCGACGCAGTGTGCAGCTACTGTAGGCAAAGAAGGAATGAGTAAAGTAAGCGACTCATTGAAAAGACTTCGATTGGGTGAAAAAGAACAGAGAGATATACAACAAACAGTGACTAACTTAAAATCAAACAAAGCAAAAATAGATGTTATGACTGCTACGTTGCAAGCATTGCCAAATTATGCTTAATAGGGATTTTTATTATGTATGATATACAATTAGTAAATTTTACAGACGATTCTAATAACACAGAGCAGGTTGCTTATTTAAACTTTTCAGCAACTAATGGAGTAGTTGTCGGGGAAAACCTTTTAGCTCAGAAGATAACAAAAAGAATCCTTACTGATAAAGGAACAAATGCCCTGTTTCCTAATTATGGTTCTAATATGTTTAAAACTTTTTCTTCATTTGATATAAACGATAGTTCAGCTATGAGAGATCGACTAGCCATTGCCATGAAAGAAGTAGTGAATGATCTTTTAACTGAACAAGAAGACCTTATAGATGATGGAATGTATTTAGCTCCTAATGAAAAATTAGTTGATATAACTGTAAAAACAGTCACGTATAAAACGACGGCAGAGACTTGGTTAATAGAACTGGATGTTGTTTCTGAAGATAACCAATTATCAAAACTAACTGTACCTTTAACGGTCTAAATGGGAAAATAAGAGTATGGCTATAGATATAAAAAATTATATAAAAGAGAAGATTAAAACAACTAATGCAGACATTGATACATCTCCAGGTAGCGTTTTTTATGATCTCCTTATAAATCCTTTGTCAGTAGTATTAGAGGATTACAGAACTCAGCACGAAACTATTCTCGCAAATGAATCTGCTACCAGCGCCAGTGATTTATCTGAAGATGCTTTGGATGCGTTAGGGGTAAATTTTCTTGTAGAGAGAACAGCAGGAACAAAAGCAACGGGGTATGTCACATTCTATTATTCCCAACCTGTTACATTAGATATACCAAAAGGTTTTATTATTCAAACAGAAGACGGATTAGAATATGAATTCCCTACTGCGACGTATGTTACAAAAACTCAAATGGAAGATAACATTTCTAGTTATCCGTATTATGATTCTGGGTTAATCCCTGTTATATCTAAACTCACAGGGGAGGACTATAATAAACCTGCTGATACAAAATTTAACGTTGTTTCTACTGGTATAAAAACCCCTGCGAAAATAACGAATGCATCGCCATTTACTTCTGGAACAGATAGAGAAACAAACACTGAGTATTATACCAGGCTGAAGTCAACAGTTTTTAACAATAGCCTCGCTTCTGCGGAAGCTATTATTAACAAAGTATCGGAAAATTTCACATCTGTTGTAAAGACAGAGGTAGTAGGGGCTAATAATCCATTGATGGTAAGAGATCTGACTTCTCTGTCTGAAACAGTAGCTAACTATCAAGAAGAGGATTTCTTACATACATACTCAGGTCTCCATGGTGGAACCTATGATTCGAAACATCTGGCTCTGTTTGGGGTGTTTGCTGATACAGACGAAACTGCTGAAGTAAGCATGCCTAGCATAACTGGTTGGTCAAAGGAATTTTCTGATTCAATGTATGAAGGAGTATACCTACTTAATGACATGAATTATGCTGAGACGGAGACTGATATCATAGTAAGAGAATACTTTGGTGACCTCTATGATGACGATGTTCAAGTCGACTTGGCCTTAATTTTGGCTTCTGGTAATTGGCAAGTACATGACGGCATTAATCCATCTCAAAGTTTATTTTATGTTGATGAAGTCAGAATAGATTCAGATCAGTTAGTCTTAGGTAAATATTTAGATCCTGATGATGATAAAGAGCAATCCATAAGTATTAGCTTAACTACTATTAGTGGAATAATGGATTTACTTTCATCAGATGTCCTTGATTCAAGTACATACGCACATCAGCAATTGACAGATTTAATTGCTCCAACAAATTTTAATAACACTGCCCCTATTTTTCATAAACAAATTGATCAACACTTAGGAGTTCAGATAGATTGTATTATGAACACAACAGATAACACAGAAAATGGAGAAATGTGTTATATAACTCTTCTTAGACATTCTGAAGTTTTTCTACCACACGACGGTTATGGTCTTGCTTGGAGAAAGCAACCAGAATTTTTGGTTAGATTAAACCAGGGTGCCGGTTATTACACAGATGCGGATGTAGAACTTTTCCAAGAACAATACGGCGTTAACCCAGTAACTGAGGGGTTGGTCGGAAGCAACTATATTAAAACCCATTCCGAATATTGGAAATATAATGTGTATCTTGTAGATAACGATGTTCTTCAAGAGGAGGTATGGGTTGGCCATGATCAGATGTGGGACCAAACTTCCGGCACAAACCAATTCTTGGTAGCTGGTAAAGTCTGGATAGAGAAAGAAGTTGATTATGGATTCAGATTAAAAATATACCAAACGCTTGGTTTCGAAGCGTGGGTTTTCGAGAATGATAGTCCACCCGCTGATACTTATTCATCTGCTAATCGAGTCCTGAATCGTGGAGCTACTTATCCACCATATGTACCAGTGTCTGGCGATAAAGTAACGCGCTCAAACGGAGTAGATGTACTTGAGACATCACAAAGTCACTTCGGAGTAGCAGTTGCGCAAACACGGAATTGCGAATGGCGTCTTGATGAATTAAGTATTAGATCATTTATAGAAAACTTTCCAATGCACTTATTTAGGTTTAAATTAAATGCATTAGAAAGTGATTGGGATATCGCAAATGATGCCTTAAATATACAATATTATGGGGTTGGTTATGACCCAGTTCAATATGCTCTTGCCGGTGACACCGGGCATTCAAAGGTCAAAGCTGTTGTTTATAATGTAACAGAGGATGAATGGGAGACTATAGGAACCCATGAATATACTATTGATGACTCCCGAGCTTTGCAATTAATAGAAGGCGAATATGAAACACTTTCTGATTACGTAGATTCTGATATGTATGTAAACGTAGCAGCTACAGCTGCTAATAGTGGTCCAACTTTTACCGATGATACTGAACATGCTCTGGTAAGTTACTATTGCCGTATAGATAATACCATAGCTAGTGGGATTCACAGAGGAAACGCAACTGATATTTACGTTTATGATCCTGATAATATCCAGGTAGGCACCACCGTTGTCGCTATTAATGGAAATTCTTTAGTGACAAATACAACGGCGTTCCCAGGGTATATAGCAGACTTTACAGAAATTCGAGAATATGTTTCTAAGGTTCCTTATGATACGGACGGATACACTATTACTAATAATGATGACGGCCTATCTTTCACTGACTCAGCTAATTACAGTATCACTTTTGATGCTGATGATTTGACAGGCTCATTAATAGAATTGGAATATCGTTATTGGACACAAGGTGAACTTGTTAATGATCTTTTTAATAGCTCAGCTAGTCGTTACCCGGCTTCTGATATTAAAGTAAAGGTGATGCCTTTAACTATCATCGAGATAGAAAATTTAGAGTATTCTGGTGGATTAGAAGAGGCTGAGATGAAAACAAAGATAAAAGAATATTTTAATGCCTTAACAACAGGTTCATTTGATAAATCTGACCTTGTAGACGTATTATATGACAATAATGCTGATTATGTTAATTTAGATATTACAATAAATATTACGCGGTATAAACCAGATTTCACAAAAGAAACTATTACTATGGACGGACAAACGTACACAATTCCGTCTGATTCGGTCAGTGCCTTTTATACTACTGATGATAAACTATCTGGAGTGACTAAAGTATAATGTTTACCCCTACATCAAATATAAATCTAGAAGATCTTTGGGGATCTCTTGGAACTGTATATAATGATCTTGATGACGATTCCAAAGCAGTCATAGAGGCGTTTTGGGAAGCGATGTTTAATGGCGTGGCAGGAATGTATTATGATCTTTATCAAAATTACCTTGCTAAATTCTTCGAGTTTAATCAAGGCTATCTAGAACATTCCTATCAAGATTTAGATATAATATTTACTGGGGATGACAAAAACGTTGATGACATTCTGTTTTCTCCTCCATCCGGGCTTGCGCTGTCTAATACACCAGTTGCAGACGGCAGTATGTATGCTTACAAGATAACATCAGTTGATAGTAACTCCGGTGAGACACTCGCGTCAACACCTGTTGTGTTAATCAGTGGCGCTGCTAACTTAACTTCAAATCCAAATGTTTTAACTTGGACAGCTACAAGCGGAGTTGCTAGTTATAACGTATATGGGAGAGACTTGAACCAGTTCTTGTACATAGGGAATACTACATCTACTACATTTTCTGACAATGGAAGTGTAACTCCGGTGGGTGGAGTTCCGACTGAAGCTACTGCTATTCAAGGATATATTTACCCATTTACTGATGGGTTATTTTATTTATCTATGCCGACTTTAAGTGGTTATTCAACTGACCAGGTTTTAACAGAAGGTACTGATTATGAAATTGAAGCTTTGACTAAGTTAAAATTTTTGAAGGGACTCGGAACTGGTGCCAACAACATTCAATACAAAACAGTTGATACTACTTTACAAAAAGGCGAAAAATTTTTAAATAGACAAAGTATCTGTTTACTACCTACTTTAGGTAGCATTTATTTTCCTGGGTTTGGGGTTGATTACCCTGATGAAATTATATCTGCTGGTGCGTATTCACCTTTTATATCTGGGTGGAATGATATGACCTATTTCAACCAAAGGCTTTATTATGGTCAACATTTGTCTAATCTGATGTATGCATTATCAGTGGTTACTAGGAGAGAACCGACTATAAATAATGTAAAACATGGTTTGGAGTTAATACTTGGGTTCCCTTTTAGTTATAAACCAGGAACAGTGGCTAGTATAGAGGAAGATGCAGTTTATAAATATGTGACAATCACAACGTCTGGTTTAACAGAGACTGTTACATATGAAGTCCCAGTAGCTACTCACTTAGCAGTGGCCTCAGGCGATACTGTAAGTCAATTCGAAACTTTAATTTCCGGAGCGTTTGTTGATGACTATATAACAGATTTTGCTACGGTGTCCGGAGTAAGTTTGCAATGTGGAGAAGTAAAGGAATTTGACGTATTCACACAGACATATTCAGGGAGTAAACACGGGTTTCGTGTTATCGATAATCTCATAGATGATATTACAAAAGTAAAACAATCTGATTCATATACAGTGAATTTTAATGAATTAAGTTCTACAGGGTAACATATGGAAAAACTATATTTAAAAGCCGGAGAAGCCTATACTTTTAACATAGAAAATAGATTCTTCGCTGAACATATTCCGATAATAACAACTTCGGCTGTTGGAGGAACCTATGCTGGTGAGGTTTCTATAGGAGTTGTTAATACCTGGCAAACTGAGTCTGGTAGAGAATGGACCGGGTCAGTAAGTTATGAGGACACCGGTGAGGATCTGAAAGTTTATACAAATGATGCAAGCGTGATGCCTAAAACAGAACTGCAGAAGTTAAAGATTGTATTTACTCCACCCGCTGTTAGCACTTACTATTTACAGTGTGCAAAATACAGTGCACATGTTGGTAAGGAACTTGATGTAAATACTGATTACGGCGATTACATTAATCCGCAAGAAGTTTATTATACATGTTTATTAAGACAAAGTAACAGAACATATTCTTTCACAAGAAACTCTGATATGTTCGACAAATTTCTTAATTTTTCCATACCTGC